CCAACCTCTACTGACCACTCAACAAACTCCTCCAAAGAAGAAAATTCTACAGGATTTGTTTGTGGCGGGTATTTCCAACCTTTGTAAGTTCTATCGTCATCCCTATCCCAAAAAACAAATTTCATTCTGCCCTCCAAAGCAACACCCACATTATAGCATAGTGGGCGATGAAGTCAAGTCCTAACTCACCAACTCTATCCTGTGGAGTTCACAGGAAAACTCGCCCTTGTGATTATAGAATAACCAATACCCACTTGAAGCAACATTTGAACGATAATAACGAGAAACAACTGCGAGTTCTGACTCTCTTTTGTAATGGTCTTGATGAATCCACCAAGACCAAACCCTAACCAAATCGCCTCGTTTTAGGTCTTTGTCAGTTGTCTTGAACGACATTTACTTTCTCCAAGTCCAGTTTATGAAAATGAATCATTTGCCCTTCTATAAACACCTTCCAAATGTTTGGTGAAGAGACAACATCGTCTTTTACTTGGGTCATTACTATTCCAAGTTTGCCCCAAAACCTTTCCATTTTATACCTGTTTTGGTCTGGGACTTTCTTTATGCGAACCAAATCACCTTTCTGGAACATTTACTTTCTCCAAGTCGTCTCTTTTTATGTTTATCACACCTCTTTTTGAAGAGGCAAAATAAACAAGTTGGTGGGTTGCTTTTGGTCCATAGTTGTCGTCAAGAACAACACCTAAGTCGCCATCTCTCACACCCCAATAATGCCTTTCATTGAACATTCTCATTTCAATATCGATTAGTTCTGGAAGGGAAAGGTCGGAGAAGGTTTGAGAATCTGCAACCTTTTTTATTTTCAATCTTACTAAGTCACCTTTTTGAAACATTTCATCGTCCTGTGGCGAGCAACCGCCCACTCGCCTGCTGTTTCCAGCCCCACCCGCAGATTAGCAATCATGGAGTTTATCCCTCTCCCGCTTCATCCTTACAATCGGGGTAACTTCATTTGTTACAATTCTACTCCATCTGGGAGTGAATGTCAACCTTTTGTCCAGTTTATTTTGTCGCTTTTCCTGATGTTCTCGATGCTACACATCGGTCGAAGGTTTTCTAAACTCCAACATTTCAAAAAGTTTGGATGATCAAAATTATCGTAAAGCAATTTTGACTGAGGGATGATGTGGTCTATGTTCCAGAAACCATTACCATTTCCATAGTTTTCCCAAGTCATCCAATCCTCAAACTGATTTTCTAAATGTTCTTTGAGTTGTTGTGGAGTGTAAGGTAGGGCATTCCATAAATAACCCTGCTTTACGGAACCACCCTTCTTTAGATAAAGACGAACCAATCTATTCACATTACATCGCATTTTGTAAGATGGGTCTTCTTTTCTTTTCTCTTTCTCTCTCTCACAAATAAGTTTTTTAGTTTCTGGTTTTGCGAGATAAATTGCTTGTTGTTTTCTTATGCTTTCCTTATTTTTTTTATAGTAATCTTGCTTTCTCTTACTAACCAATTCTTTATTTTCTTTTCTATAAAGAGTGGTCTTCTCTATGATCGTCTCTTTATTATTCAAGTAATAATTTCTATGTGTTTTTTTATTTCTTTTACGACTACATTCTTTACAATAAGGCGATAAATAACCTTTTTTCTTGTTTTGATAATTAAAAAAATCACTTGTTTTTGGGAACTCTAACCCACAATCATTACAGGTCTTTTTCATTATTAGACCCTCTTGTTGCTTCTTTGATGTAGTGTAAGCAAGCATTCTCAATAAAACGGGCAAGTTTTAGTCCATTTTTTTTACAATAATCTTTGATAATTGAGTGTGGTTCCGAATTTATTTTGATTGTTTTTTCTTTCACTTTCTTTTGCCTCCTATAATAAATAGTCAGCAACAACTCTTTTTACCTACTTTTTTACTACTTTTTTACTATTTTGTTTCAAGTAATTCTCGCATTTTGAATAATGCTCGCTCTTTATGTTTCGCCTCCAACATAACATCTACATCTTGTCCATAAGTTTTTACTGCTGTCCAGTAAGAATCTGAGTGAGCATTCGCTTTGATTTTCTTATCGTTATGTTCCTCTGCCCTGCTCTGCGAATAATGGACAACAGGTTTTACACCGCCCCAAGTTTTCGCAGCAAGTTTGATTGCTTCCTCGTTTGTCTGACCGCCAGTGCAAAATAGATGGTGGTGTAAATCATGGACGATTGGAATCCCAATCCTTTTATAAACACCCTCATAGAGTTCTTTAGTAGAATAAAGCGATGCCTTATCATCATTCTCTACAGTCAAACGAGAGCGGACTGCTTCTGACAATCGCTCAAAGTTCTTACAGAAATTATCTAATGCCATCGGTTTATTATTATAATGTGCCCCGACATGAATGTTAATTTTATTGTAAGGAGTTCTGGATAGATTCATCTCATCCATAATCCTGCCGTGGATCTCCAAGTCCCTGATTGTATTTTGGATTACATGCTCTTTTGGAGATGTAAGTTTATTGAATGGACCTGGATGAAATGTTAGACGATGCCCTTTGAGAGCAGCATAAAACCCTGTGCGGACTAAACTTTTCTTAATCTCTTTCCAGTCAGGTAAATCCTCAAACTGATACTCTGATGCCCATGGAAAGATCTCTGAGGACATGCGAAAGAACTTGATGCCTTTAGACTCGTTCCATTTTAAGATTTCTTCAAGGTCTAAACAATTCTGTAAAGCAAGTTGCGAAGCATAAGCAATGCCTCGTTCATTGAAAGTTCGTCTAATCATTGAGCGATTAGTTGTAATTCGCTCACGAATAATCTTACGACCTTCCTTGACTGGTTGTGATAGTTCCATTGAAATGCAGGCATAACCTAAATTCACTTGTCCTCCTGTGGTGAGTGATGGATAGATTATACCCCACTTGGAGTCAGGTGTCAACCTTTCTGTTCAGTGCAGATCATCAGTCAGTAGTTTTTGTTAGTTCGTCTGCCCATGTAGCACACTCTGTTGTGGTTATTTCGATGCCTTCGATTTCTTCTGTTTCGACCTCAAACTCCACACATTCTCTAGAGTTCTCTGAGCAGTTCCACATTAGGGTCATAACAAGAAGCATCAAAAACAGCACTTTCAGGATGCCACTTTTCTTTATTTGTAACATTGTCATGAACTAAATAGAATTTATTTTGACCTGCTTTCTCATGAACCTTCAAAATAATTCCAAGATGGTTAGTCCCCATTACATTTATTAAGTCGCCTATGTTTCTTACGGGTCTTTCCATGCTAACTCCCTGATTTATTGAGATTCGATATTAAGTTTCCGATCATTCTATCGTTTATCTCTTTCTCTAAATCTTCTTGTAGCAGTTCGGGTTCTGGTTGGGGTACTGCTGTAGGAGCAGGTTCCTCTCCAGTAAGTGCTTCATAGATCTCCTGAAACTCAGAAAGAGTCATGTCCAAACTTGTCAATTGGACTCTGCATTCTTTTATTAGATCTAAGATCTCATCCTTAGTTTTCTTTCTTATATCGTCTAGTTCTGAGATCTTTTGCAAGGCATCATCCAAATTTAGATGCCAAGCAAAAGCGTCTTCTAAACGATTTAGATCAATTGTAATTGTTTGTCTTACCTTTTTAGTCATGATCCACCACCGCATAGTTGGTTGTAATCAAAGTGCCTGCTACTGAAACAGAGTTCTCCAAAGCAACACAAGTAACCAAAACAGGATCGATTACGCCTTCTTCAATAAGATTACATAACTCGCCATTAGCAAAGTTATAACCTGCATCACGCTCATCTTGTTCCAATACAGTTTGGATAAGCACATCTTCACTTAGACCACAGTTTCTGCAAATCTGACGGAATGGTTCTGAACAAGCATCAACAACAATCTTATACCCAAGTTGTATATCCTCAGACGCCTCAGAATCGCCCTCAGCGTCCTTTGACGCTCTTAGAAGTCCAACACCACCTCCAGCATGGAAACCGTGTTTCTGTGCCGCCTGGACGGCACCAAGAGCATCCTCAATTCTATGTTTCTTTTCAATCATTTCTACTTCAGTTGGAGCGCCAACTTTGATAATGGCGACTGCTGAAACCAAACGATTGATTCGCTCTTGCATCTTATTGCACTCTTGGAGATCATCCTCTTCTTTGATGCGTGCTTTTAGAATTTCAATGCGCTCTTCTAATGCTTCGTAATCTGCATTGCCACCAATGATTGTTGTACCGAACTTTGTAATATCAACGGACTTTGCTGTGCCGAACTCCTTTAATTTGAAGGTGGAAAAGTCACGTCCGCTTTCCTTTGTAAAGAAAGTTCCACCAGTTGCGAGTGCGATGTCGCGCATAATCTCTCTACGCTCCTCGCCATAACGTGGTGCTTTTACAGCAGCAACTTTCATTGAACCGCGAACAGAGTTCATGATAAGTGATGCTAGAAACTGACCTTCAATCTCATCTGCAATAATAACGAGTGGTTTGCTTTCCCTTGCTGCAACTTCAAGGACAGGCAAAATAGGTTCAACATGCTCCAACTTATGGTCGGTGATAAAGAATATTGGGTTGTCGTAATTGACTGCGTTTCTACGCTCATCATTTACGAATCTAGGTGATACAAATCCTGAGTCAAAAATAAATCCTTCAACCATTTCAAGAGTTGTCTGGGAGGACTTAGCATCCTCAATCTTAATACCACCATCAACGCCTGCTTGCTCGATTGCAGTTGCAAGCAGATCGCCAATAACTTTATCACCGTTCGCTGATATCGTGGCGACATGTTTAAGGTTTTCCATGGACGAAACCTTTGTAGCATTCTGTTTGATAATCTCAACAATATCTTCTCGTGCCTTATCCATGCCGCGCTTTAAATCAACCGGAGCAGCGCCACTATTAACATACTTTAATGCCTTCTTATAGACTGCCCTGGTTAAAACTGTTGATGTTGTTGTGCCGTCACCGGCAACTTGATTTGTCTTTGCTGCTGCCTGCTTTACAACCTGTGCTGCTAAATTTTCAAAGGGGTCATCCAAATCAATAAAGTTGGCGATTGTCACACCATCCTTTGTAATAATTGGGTTTCCTTCCTTTCCCTTTAAAATTACGTTGCGTCCTTTTGGACCCAAAGTTGAGCATACATTGTCTGCCAATATCTCAACGCCCTTCAAGAGTTTTTGCTGCAACTCTTGATCCTTGCCATATCGCTTCATTCCTTCTCCTTGTAAAGATGCATATGAATACTATAACACAAATTTATTATTTGTCAAGCATAAAATAAAGAAGACCGTGAAAAAGTTCACGGTCTTCAATTAGGTTTTATATAAGGTTTATTTAATTACTTGTTTTTCATTTCTCTGAGGCGTGCCTGAACGCGCTTCATGATCTGCTCTGCGAGTTCTTCTTCTTCCTCTTCGGTACCTTCTTCTTCCTCTTCGGTACCTTCTTCTTCCTCTTCTGCGCCTTCCTCTTCTTCCTCAGCGCCCATTTCCATGCCCATCTCTGGTTCCATTTCTGGTTCCATGTCCATCTCTTCTTCGTCTTCCATTTCTGGTGCTTCAAGATCTGGCATGATGTCTTTTAGCATGTCAGCAACGGCAATGATTGCGCGTGCTTGATCTGGAGTGATGTTGATTTCTGCTTCCATGTCGCCCTCTTCAACTTCCATTTCCATGTCTTCGTCTTCTTCTTCGTACATGCTCATTTCACTTAGTTCATCTTCTAATAGAGCGCTCAACTCTTCTTCAAGAGTGTCTTCTTCTAACATTGGATCGTCTTTATGTGTGCCATAGTCACCTTCGTCTAGTGATACTTCTTCATCAACCTTGCCGGGTTTCTTTTCTATTTCTGCTCTTGCTTTGGCGTTTGCCCCTTTAGTTGCATCCATTGTCTTTTTCTTACCAAGACCTCTATTTGGTCGTGGAGTTGTTGCGTCCTCTTCACGCTTTTGCATTGGACCCTCTTCAACAACTTCCTCTTCATGCATTGGGCGCTTCTTTGGGCGGTGCTTCTTCTCTTCTAGGAAGTCACCTGCGAGTGGCTCAAGTTGTGCCAACTTCATGAATTGGCGAATTGTGCTTTCTTCTAGTAGTTTCTTGCTCATGGTTTATATTCTCCTTGTTATAAAACCTGTAATAAATAGTATTGGAAAAACTAAAACGCTCATTCATGAATTTCGTTGTTTTTCTTTAATTTAATTAGTGCCTTATCTTGGATTTGTTTGATTCTGACGTGTGAAACACCCAATCGTTCTGCCACCTGCATGAGCGTCATTTGTCCATGCTTATCTATACTTACAAGGCAACAGTTCTTATCCTCATCATAATCTATCCAGTTTCTACATTCTTTATTACAACATGGTGTTTCACCAGTTATTATATCATCTTTACATTTCATCTATGTCAAACCTCTCAATAATATCATACATATCCTCAATTTCATCGTCTGAAAGAAAATTCTTCTTCAAGTTCTTTTCTGCTTGTTTTGTTAATCTTGCTTTATTCTTTATAATTCTTTTTGATTTTAACTTTCTCTTTTCCATAATATCACAAACTACCTGCGACATCAATTCAGAGTTATTCGTATATTCATGAATAACATAAGAAAAAAACGCCATCATCGTCATATCATCATACAACAATCTATTACGAAAGTCAATATGTAACTTTGCAGGAATAGTGATTTTTATGTTCTTTGTTGGTTCACTCATCGCAATCTAATATGTGCCGAACTCTCCGTAGCACTTGCACTACTCTGCTGTAACCACTGTGCTTTTGCTTGTAGTTCCTTTACCGAACGAGCACCTGAATAAGATAAACCTGAACGAATACCTCTCTCTAATTCCTTAACAACATCAGCAAGTTTGCCTCGGTAGGGAACTGAAGATGAAACACCTTCGCAAGATGCTACACGACCTCGCCAATCCTTTTGGGCAGCAGCAGATGCCATGCCGCGATAAGTCTTTCTTAATTCACCGCTTTCTGTTTTGAAGATTGTGCCTGGGGAACAATCTGTTCCTGCAAGGAGCGATCCCAACATAACAGCATCAGCGCCAGCAGCAAGAGCCTTAACAATGTCACCCGAGTTTTTAAGACCGCCATCTGCAATGATTTTTGCATTTCGGTCTGATTTGGCGCATTGGAATATTGTTTCAATCCCTGGAACACCGTGCCCCGTTTGTACTCTTGTAGTACAAATACTGCCACCTCCAATATTACATCTAATAGAATCAGCGCCCCAATCAGCCAAATCATTGAAACCCTCCAAGGTTGCTACGTTTCCCGCCATGATGTGAATCTTCGGCAGAACTTCTCTAATCCTCTTAATTGCTTTCTTCATTAAAATGTGATGACCGTGGGCAATATCAATGCAAATAACCTTTGCACCTGCGGCAACAGCAGAGACGGCACGGTCTGCAAAGTCGCCACTAACTCCAACGGCAGCACCTACTAAAGTGTTCTCGCCAAGTGAAGCAATCATAGCAGACTGTTCCTCAATTGAATTGTAGCGATGAACAATTGATATTCCTCCCAATTCTCCTAGAGAACCCGCCATATTTGCTTCGCTAACTGTATCCATAGGAGAAGCGATAATTGGCAATTCCAACTCAACTCCCCTGCCAAAATCAGTAGTTAGTGAAACCTCTGATCTTGATTCGATGTCGCTGTATTGTGGCACAAGCAAGACATCATCATAAGTTAATCCCTTCTGCATTTATTCTCCTTTACTGTAATGCTTCAATTAATTCTATTAAATATTTTTCTGAATACCAAGACTTGTCATCTGGCAATTCTGGATCTTTTATTTTAAAAATAGATCCTCCCTTTACAACAAATCCAGTTGGCACTCCATCTTCTTTTACAAGAAGTTCAGTCAACTTTTCTTCTTTGTTTACATCACTAACGTAAAAACCAATATTCTTATAGCGCCTTTCTAGTTTTTTCAAGATTGGTTTTAGTTTATTGCACAGGTGGCAATGTGGCGATGTAAATACAACTATGGCAACTTTATCTGAATTTACTATTTGTTTATAATTTTTTTCACTAAATACTTTCATTGGTCCCAATCACACGTAATAACTTTGTAGTCCCACTCTCTTTCTGCTGAGAATTTTCCATTACCCTCTTCAAGATCATACCAGATTTTATATCCTACGACGCCTGTTTTAGCGACGTATTCACGATAATGTTTTTCACCATATTTGTGCATACGGTCAAAAAGTCCATGAAATCGAGAGAGTTCTGAACATCGGTAAACATAACGACTTTTTAAGTTATCTTTTAAAATTGTCCAAGTTATTGGGCGATCTTTTGAATCAACTCTGCCCGATGTACGAAGTGTTGTAGTTTCTTTCTTTTCACTTTGAATGTCGGCATGACAGACACTCGCACACAATAATGTAATGCTTACAAATAATTTAATCATGTTTTTCATTTTTACTCCTAGCAATCAAAATCATAATGTACATCGAATTGAATCCGATTATCCTTGTCAAAAGAACCTTCTTCCTGGCAGGATTTGTTATTCCAAAAACATTTGTAAATGTAAAATCGAATGAAAAATTCTCCACTGGCAGTTTCTTTTAAATGTTTCTCAACAAGATCTTTATAAAACGTTTTTGGGTAATCTGCCATCTTACTATGGCAATAATTGTGCGATCCTTTCTTTAAGTGAGGATGCATTTTTGACCAAAATAATTTCATAACGACATCAGGAGTTGTATTCCCAGTGATATCAATTGTTCCTAAGTCATTGTCTTTTGCGCTTGACGTGGAAGCACAACAAACAATAAATGTAATTAATAAAAATTTCTTCAAAATGAACAATGGAGACTCCTTGGTTGTTGGAGTCTCCATTATATGCTTTTTTAAACTACTTGTCAAGCGATAAATTATTTAGTGTATGTTACATACTTCAATAACTCAACAGTATCACCATCATCGGGACCACCGACAATAGCGACCATTTTGTGACCACCGGCAAGTGCTTTCTTAAGGTGCTTGAGCATGTCTGCGTCGAGTCCTTCTGCCTTCATAATCATTCTTGCTGCTGCACGAACAGCGCCCATATCAGTTCTATCAAGAGCGATCTTCTCTTCGTTTAGAACTGCTTGAATCTCTTCTTTAATGATTTGCTTTAAGGTTTCCTTTGTTAGTTTCATTACTTTTCTCCTTTAACTGTTTTGACCTTACGAACAACCTTCTTTGGTTCGGTTGCTTTCTTTTCTACAACTTTCTTTGGAGCAACCACCTCTTTCTTAACAACTGGTTTTGGTTGTTCGACTACAGTTGCAGGTGCCTTTGCCGCCTCTCTTGCTGCTGCGGCGCGTGCTCTTCTACGCATTCTTGATTTTCTACCCATAATGGTTCCTCCAATGTTATAAATAGTGTCTAAATTAACTAAGTTCCACAAACTTAATGTTCCTTCTGAACGACCTAGTGCTGAATCCCCAGGTGTCATTATAGTCTAACTTTGCCATACAAGGAACGTTCTTCTTATAATAATCTAACTGTGGATCAACACCCCAACATTTAATATCAACCTGATTGCTTTCGTTATCGATTGTCTTTAAGATCCAGTAATCTTTACCTGTCTTTGTCTTCTTCTCAATAACATCGCGAATAATAAACCAACATAGACGCAAATCCCTATCGTATTCACCGATTGGTGGAACCTTCAACTTACCAAACTTTTTCAGTAACTTATCACTAACAACCTCGTTGATTGGATAAATACCAGTTAGATTAGTTAGAAACTCCATCTTCTCTGCCTTAGTGAAATCACCTTCAGGTTTATAGAGTTCGATATTATCTAACAAATTCTTTTCCTTCTTTGGACGGTCAACTGCAACAGCAGACCAGAAGTGTTTCAGACCTGTGAAACGATCATCAACCATATTGTTTAGAGCACCCGAACGAGTTAAAACGTCTAATGCTTTCTTGTTTAGTTTGGAATAACTAACATCCTCATTAAACAATAACTCCTCTGGTGTATTAAAAGGTCGGTGCTGCAAGATCTGCTCAACTGCCTTATCTCCAAGACCTTTGATGGAAGTCAAAGGTTGAACCAAAGTTTTCTTTTCCGTCTCGCTAATCTCCCAGACCTGACCTGACTCGTTAATATCAGGACGTTTTACTCGATATCCAAGACTTCGTACAATGTTGATTGCTTGTTCTTTTCGTCCTTCTGGTTCCTTGTCGAGAAATGCTGCCAACCATTCAACGGGATAGTAAGTAAGAAGATGGGCACACTGGTAACTAAGAATGCTGTAAGATACAGCGTGGGACTTATTAAAACCGTATCCTGAAAAGTATTCAAATGTTTGCCAAAGTGTTTGTGCATCGCTTTCTTTGATGCCTTTCTCAACGCAACCTTCAATGAACTTTTTGTGGATTGCCATTTTCTTTTCATTGCCTTTCCCCGTTCCCTTTTTAGTTAATAGTTTGCGAAGCATGTTACCTTCGTCAAGTGATAGATCTTTGCCCAACTTGTGAGCAAGCAACGCAATTTGCTCTTGGAAAATTAAGAATCCATAAGTCTCTTCAGTTACTTCTTTTACCAAAGGATGCAAATACTTCACACTCATTGGGTTTCGCTTTGCTTTTACATAGTGATTGTGAACCTTTGCCGATAGTGGACCTGGACGATAAATCGATGTAATAGCAGAAATGTCAATGATTGACTCTGGTTTTGCCTTCTTACAAAAACCTTGTGCTCCTTTCTCTGTAAACTGGAATACTCCTGCCCACTTGCCACGGTGGAAAACATTCTTGTAAACCTTCTGGTCGTTTAGATTTAGAACATTAGGTTCTAAGTTCTCGTCATACCACTTTTTAATGTCAGCGAACGAAGGTTCCTTAATCCCATGGTGCCTGCGAAGAATATGACTGATAGCACCCTCCACCATTCTGAGACTTGCGAGTCCAAGGATATCAAATTTAATAAATCCAAGAGGTTCAAGGTGTCTAACATTTTGTCCCTCACTCCATGGTGTTTGTTGTACACCACCACTATTAATTAGCGGCATGTGTTTGTTCAATCCGTCAGCAATAACCACGCCGCCAGCGTGACGACTGATAGATCGAACCTGACCATAAAGGTTGTCAACGTGGGTAGCGATGTGCGGATACTTTCTAAGAAATTGTTTAAGTGTCTCACTGTATTCTTTTACCTCTTCAAATGTTGGAGCATAAACTCCTGCTGTAATTCCGTGCGCTTTCTTTGCAATCGGAGTTGCCTCTTTTAGCATCACAGAAGTTACACGGTTTACCTCTGTAAAGTCAACACCGTAGAACTTTGAGATGTCTTTGATTAGTGAACGCAACTGTAGTGTGTTGTAATTGCTAATTGGAACCACAACATCTTTGCCCCACTTATCAATAAGGATCTCCTTCAGTACCATCGGATCAGCAACATCATAATCGATATCTGGATAATCGACAGCATCTCTTCTAAGGAATCGACTAAAGAGGAGACCATACTCGATGGGATCAATACCAGTAATACCAAGTACATAAGCAACAAGAGAACCAGCAGCACTACCGCGACCGGCACCAACCAATTGTGTTTTAATTGCTTCATCACTAACCGCCTTCATTGTTAAGAAATATTTTGAGAAACCTCGGTCTTGAATTACTCCGAGTTCTTCTTTGAGTCGTTTACTATAATCATCTTTGGAATCCAACCCCTTTTGCTTAAGACCTTCAAAACATAAGTCTCGTAGCGTTTCATCAGGCGACTTTCCGTCAGGGACAACAAAATCAGGTAAGCGAACAGTAGCATCGGGATAGAAAGATTCAATACGGCTGTGAGCGATTTCATAAGTGCGCTCAATTGTTTCACGAATAAAGTCATCATCATAATCTACCCCACATTGTTTTGAATAAGTCTTGTAAGCATCCCACATTTGGTCGCCGTTCTTTGGATAAAGTTCATACTTTAGTTCCTTTCTGCTCTCTGGGAGTGTTGATTCTGCGTAGTCTGGTTTAGATTTACCCAACCATCCAAGTTGCTTATAAAGTTCTCGATCTTTGAACAACTCTGGTCGAGGGTAGTGACTATCTGCCGTTGAAATAAGTTTAATGCCGGTCTTTTCAGCAGCGCGGATAATGTGTTTGTTAATCTCGTGTTGCTCTGGGATTGCGTTCCATTGAAGTTCACCGTAAAATCTATCTCCAAAGATAGAGGTAAAGTTTTCAATTGTTGCGACCATCGCCCGCTGTACAGCGTCATCACCTTCCTCCCGGTTGTTCCAGTAATCCTTCGACAAAGGACCACCCATACACGCTGAAGATACAATAATACCTTCATTGTGTTCCCGCAACATATCAAAATCAATGCGGGGATAACGATAAAAGTTCTCTGGGTCAAACGACTTACTTACCAAAGTAAACAAGTTATTTAGACCAGTTTGGTTCTGAACTAACAAAACCAAGTGAGCACGACGGTTTAGAATGTTCTTTTCCTGCCGTTTTGTTGCTTCCTCGTCTTCAATAACCACTGCGCTATTCTCTTCTTTCTTCTTTCGACCCTTTTTATTTTTGTCGATTTCTTCTTTTTCTTCCTTCCACTTTGAGATGGAATCAATAAAATATCCTTCAATGCCAAAGATTGGTTTGAAGTTTTTGCCTTCTTTCTGCAACTTCTTTGAGTGAAGCACCTGATAAGAAAGTCCGTTCATGTTGCCGTGGTCTGTTAGTGCCAAGGCGTCCATGCCGTTCTCAATAGCATAATCAATGTGGTCTTGTGGATATCCAAGTCCATCAAATACACTGAAAACAGAGTGGGCGTGCAATCCCACAAATTTAATTTGGTTACTCATTATTCTCCTGCTAGGTTGTTGAGTTCGTGTTGTAGGTCTGCTACCTTATCTTCTAGATGGTAGATCTTGTCTTGCATACGCAAATTCTCACTAAAGATATCGCGTGAATTATTAAAGACACAATCTACAAAAAACTTTTGATCTAAACTTAATTGAATATAGTTTGTTGGAAAACCAACCCTCTCCAACACTTGAAAGGGGATCATCTCGTAAATTTCTGCGTTATTCATTCTAATCGTCCTCCATGAATTCGTGCTCATTCATGTCCCAATTATAACCAGATTTGACGTCGATTGCAAGTTCTTCTAACGCCCTGACTTGATTGCGGAGGTGTTCATTCTCTTCCATTAACTCTCTATTCATTTCTCTTAAAATTTGTAATTCCTCTTGAGGATCAATCATCTTCGTCTCCATAAATTTTATAAATACTTTTTCTTTCTAATAAACTTGGTTTCTTAAATTCTTTGCCGTCTCGCATATATTCCCTGTAATCTTCCCAACCATTCATCGTATAACTCCAATTGAGTTGTTCTTTATGATAATCTTTTTCATCTAAATGACTGAATAAATCGTTGAGACCAAACTTCTTTCCACTATACCTTTCTTCTTTTGGCAACTGCTTTAGTAATCTGCCTTCGCCCGTTTGTTCATATTCTTCTGATTTTGTGTATCGCATCGTTGCATTATCATTAATATATTTGCGAACAGTTTTAATATCTTCTTTTAGAAAAGTAAAAGCATGATGACTATCGTTCAGAAAATTCTTGCCATCACTCTCAAACATAAACCTTTTTTTGTCTTTGATAATCTTTCTGAACTTTGAAATATAACTTGGTTCATAAACAACGTAAGGTGATGTCGCATAAAACACATCTGGTATTAGGAAGTTGCTAATCCTTCTCGCTGATAATGAAGCATAAAGGGCAGCGTTAATATATCCCCAACCCTCACTATCTCTCGTATTATAATATCTTGCATGGCATGGAACCAAAAAGATTGGGATCAATCTCTTGTTCTGATATGGCATTGGGTCCATAGTCCTTTTCTGCCATACAGGGTCCATGACGTAATCTCTAAGGCGTTTCTTTACGACAGGTGCCCAATCATCGTTTATTGAGATCCAAATCGATTTGACGCCAGCACAGGCGCATTCATAAACTGCTAAATCTAAAAGCGTAAAGTCGTGATTTATTGGCATCAAGCAGTCGTGCCAATCAAATCCAAAATTCTTTTTGTTAGGTAGTAAAGATATGACTCCCGCTGAGGCAGTATTGGTTTCTGACATAACTGATCTAAACTCTCTTCTATTACAGTAATATTCTCTTCTTCTGTCTTGTATCTATAATCTGATACAATTATTCTATTCTCTAACTTTGGTTTCAAACTTCTATAATAATCTCTGGTTAGTGTAATCTCTTCGTTGCCAGTTAGAAACTCATCTAACATATAACGGATTGTCACTGTACTATTATCAAAGTCATTCAAACCCTTATCATCTTTTAGATAAAACCTTGACTTCAAAACTTTACCATCGATATGAACAAAATTTAAAAATGGATCGTGACCACGAAACCAAGTTTTATCCATCGACTTTGCGTTTGTCCTGAAATGATCCTCAACCACACAAGATCTTTGTGCTTGTTTGTGCTTTGCACCATTCAGTTTTATGTTGTCGAAAAGATGAATGTTCTCAGGTTGTAAGACAAACTCTGTCTTATTTGTTTTGTGAGTTAAATTACCATCTGTATATCGTAAGTTGTCCCGGTTTATCTGATAAAGTTTGCCATCCAGATTTAGAATATAACGCAAAAAGAACTCTAATTTATCAGTTTCTAAAAACTTTTCTTGTTTATTTTCATTTGCGATATTCTCATCTGCACAGAAATTATCTAAGACAAATTGATTAGTTGGTTGGACAATTGGTTCTATCTTATCCTGATGGACGTAAAAGCACGTCATACCCTTAGTGAAAGAATACAACAGTGCTCTTACGTCCGACCCAACAACGATATTTTCGTAAGGTATTTCAACAATCTTTTTAGGCATTACATTTTTGCTAAAACGTAATTATCCTCAATCAAAGTTGCTGTCTCGCCAAACACATTAATCTTACGAAGCATGTGACCCTCAACGACAATCTTGTCGCCTGGAGTTAACTTATCCACAAACTTTGATTCTAAGGATACGTCAACAATCTCCACAACCTCAAACGGTTTCGTACCCGTTACAACATCATCAGGCAAATAAAAAGCGGATTGCTTTTCCTCTTCTTGCTCCAAGACATTTACAAGCAAGGACCTATTGAGTGGAGTCATCCTTATCCTCCTTATCAATAAAACTTGTCTCTACTGCTTCAAAAATCTTAGCAAAGTCATCAAAGTCAATCTGCTGCTCCCACATACGATATGCCTTTGTTGCAAGGGAAATCTCGTCCTTATCCAACCAATCGTTCTCAATAAAGTTCTTGCGTAGTTCCTTGCGGGACTCACGGTAAGGACGCATACAATCCTCAATAGCGGCGAGGGATTGAATATACTCTGCCATCTTTTGCTGCCTATTATCAGTTTCCATTTTTAATCTCCATTAATTCTTTTTTATTCTCTAAAATAGAATATTCGTTAGTGTCTTCATCATGACACAGAATAATCGGTGGTTCAAAGTCTAATGCCTCTTTTATTTTATTCACGATATCTTGGTCTGTTACCAAGTCGTGAGTGATTCCATTTTTTACAATAAAACCTAAAACCTGACGCGATTGTTCTGAGTCATCAACAAAAACGGTAATTTTTTTATTCATCACAAAACATTTGTATCACTTGATTCGTATTGAACAAGGCGTCCTGTGCCATAAGACCAGCGATGAAAAACGATACCCTTAGCACCCTCTACTCGATGTTCCATAACCATTCCATTGCCTTGCATTGGTGTTCCTTCTGCCTTACAAATAGGACACCGCCTTACACGACCAATTTTGACTTCATACTTGTTCTCAACTTTTGAGAAGAACTCGTCCGTCTTTTGATTCATTTAGTTTCTCCTGTTGTTCTTCTTGCTCTAATAGTATAGCAAGGTCTGGGTACTTTGTCAAGACCTCTTGTGTTGTGAGGTCCTCGTCTGTTTTTATTTTTTCAATTATCTGCTTTATCTTTCCCACGTTTCCTCTCCTTTGAATTCAGGACACCATATTCTTTGTCTGTTAATTTATCGTAATATTTTGTTTTTAGTAGTTGGGTTTTCTTTTTCCCAATCTGTTTTTTATATCCGACCATAATAAATGGTCTTGGTGATCGTCTGGTATATATTCCACCAAACTTTCTTTTACTTTCTTTGTGAAAAAGAAAAGTAATTACATTTTTCTTATCCATTAAAGCATCAATACATCTATTAAAGTGGTTTGTTTGGATATAACTTGAATCACTATTATCAACATATAGAAGTGTTGAGTAGTCGCCTTCTAACCAATCAAGCGTCTCGCCTATCACTTTTTCTGTATCGATGTTTGTAAATGAACATTCAACATATTTTATTTTGTTTTCTATTCTTTCTTTTCTTGCAAAAGGACATACAGGAAATCCATTAAAAATTTCTTGTTCTTTTTCAATAAAATTTATTAGATAGTCCTGTATGTCTTTCATTACTTACCTGTGCTGCCTAATGCTCCATCTCCACGATCTGAGATCGTAAGAGGATCAACATAAAGCATTTCTTCCGCTACCGGAAAACTACGCCACTGAACAACTGGAATTAGAACCAGTTGTGCAATCTTATCACCCATGTCGATGGTCTTTGGCGTATTACCGATGTTGTGTAGATTTACAAAAATCTCACCTGAATAACCTGAATCAACAACACAAGCACCGACAACCAAACTATTCTTTGCCGCCATGCCTGAACGGTTCTTGACCTCTAACATATATCCATGTGGAACCTCAACCTTCAATCCCGTTGGAAGTACAGCGGATTCACCCGGCTGCAATTCAGTAAATACATTTTTTGTTGGGCAATAAAAAACATCTGCACCTGCGTCAGATGGATTTGCCCTGCTTGGCAACTTTGCCATGTTGTGTGTTCGTGCTACTTTTAGAAGCATTTTTCCTCCTACTTGCAGCACACATTATATGTTAGTTTGGATCCTATGTCAAGTCTTTTCTTTAGAGTCGTTGCTCGCATACTTCACACCCATGATAGTTCCTATAATACTGAAGGAGTTAGTGAGAAGGATGCCGAATAAGTTTGACCAAGCGTTGCCAATTAGAGTTGTATCAAACTTCGTAATCATAGCGAACATGTAGAGGGCAGTAGTTGTCACTCCCACACCCATAATGACCCACAGAGCAACATTGACTATCTTGCCTATGAGTTCAAACTGCGTGCGCTTTTGCAGCACGTCTAAGTCATTCTGTGCTGTTTTCTTTGCTTCCTCAGCAGCACCAAGTGCTTCTTTGAGTTCATCCATGAGGGTGTCATTTTTTTCTTTTTCCTCAAGGAGTTCTTTGTATTGTCGCTGGACTTGCTTGGTTATCTCCAACCTTTTCTTTCGGTTGTCGGTGTCTTGCTCTTTTGCTTTTGTTAGGTATCCAGCGAACTCTTCATCGCTGTCAGGGTCTATTACCTTGATAATATTACCTTCAAGATAAATATTTCTTTTCTCGGCAAGGTCTAACAATGCCGACTTCATTTCTTGTGAGAGTTTCATTTGTAGACCTTGAATGGTGCTTTTCTGTCTTTGTACCCCGCATAATCTCTACGGAACTCTTCAAGGCGTGGTTCGATTTCATCTGACTTTACAATCCAAAACTGAGCACCTGCTGAAACTGCTTTTGTTATTTCTGATTCGTCAGTTGAAGATGAGATGATGCCAATAACAACTCCGTTGCCGTACTCAAAGTTAATCTTACGAATAAGTTCAATACCATCAAAAGATGAACCAATAATGTTTAGGTCAACAAAAACACACTCTGGTTTATCTTCTGGGTGTCCTCTCCAATCCTCAAACATCTTTGCTGCTTCGTCTGATGATGAAATGCTCTGTAAATCTAGTGTAATGTCTAATAGAGAGCAAGCATCCTCAAAGACAAGATGGAAAAGGTTCTCGTCATCAACTAATAGAATAGAGTTAATCATTTTATTTTTATCCTCATCATAGTTCCTGTTTCTTGTTTTTTCGCAGAAACTTCATAACCGTGCTCTTTTAAAATGGCGGTTGTAATAGATAGTCCTAATCCTGTGCCTTTCTCTTTTTGGTCTTGCTTTCTGAGATAAGGTTTTGAAAGTTCTTCAAATTCTTCTTGAGACATTCCTCTGCCGTTGTCTATTACAGCAAGGGTCTCATCATCTACCATTTTGATCATGATCATTTTTGTTTTTGAGTCGTTGTACTTTAGACCATTGCGAATCATGTTATCGATTGCTGTGCAGAAAAGTGCTTCATTTACTTCCAAAACTGGTAAGTTTCCGTCAATAACAACTTGATCAGAGTAAGAAGTCAAACTCAAGTAGTTTCTCAAAATTTCTTTTGTGTCGTGGGGTTTTCTATTGAGAGAAGCATCTTTGCGAACCAAGTTGGTAAACTCAAAGACACCGCTATAAACCTTCTGTGTGTGCGCCAGACCGTCTTTTATTAGTTTTAGGGGCATGGATAGGTTTAACTGCTTTGCAACCTCTGGTTTCTTTTCTAGGCGTCTTTCTAGGGACTTGATACCTCTTGGTAGATAAGTGTTGATGCCTGAGTGCATGTCGTGTCGTAAAATCTTTGCGGCATGTTCCAGATAGTCGTTCTTTTTGTCAATTTGTTGTAGTGTTTCTACAAGGTTGGTTACATCTTGTCTAACTGAAAGGAAACCTGTGAGTTTGTCTTGGTCATCAAAGTTCGCCATAATCCATGTCTTTACATGGTATAAACTACCATCTTTGGCTCGGTTGGTCACAATATCATGCCAAATAGATTTGTACTTGACTGTTACAGTATACATGTTTCCCCAATAAGAACGGGGTTGTAAACCTGAGTTTAGGAGTTTGTGGTCTTGTCCTAAGAGTTCCTGTGCTAAATAACCTGAAACCTCGCAGAACTTATCGTTTACTTCTGTGATTCTGCCTTGGCGGTCTGTTCGTGAAACAAGACAGGATTCATCTAAAATTCTTTCTAATGCTTTTTTCTTTACTTTATCGCTTTGATACCTTCCTATTATCTCCATTAAGATAACACCGAAAGGCATGATAAATAAAGAAATGCAGGCGGTTCCAAAGTGAATCACATGGTGAGTCAAAGGAAGCACGCCTGCCTCTAACATGACTTGCATAACAAAATAGCAAGACATAATGAAAATACAAACAAATAATGATATTTTACTTTTTAATGAAAAATCTACGAACATGGAGAACTATTCTCTTGTATTGCTTTACTAAATAGTTCTTTGTTTTATGAATGAAGGACTCTGCTTTCAAAACAAAGTCCCTCATCTGTTCGTATTCCGCTCTGCCTTTATACACTAGTCGGCGTTACGGACTTCAAGAACCTGCTTACGCAAATCCTTCAAGGCATTTGTTGCTGATTGTGCTGCCTTGCGTACACGAGTACCTGCTGCCTTATTACCACTATCGGTCTTCTCTGCGTCGGCAAGTGCCTCTGTAAGTTGCTGAACTACTTGTTCAAGTGAAACCTTAACTGACATTTTATTCTCCTTCTAATTGTCTAATAAGATAATCCAGATACCATCTGGCTTTCTTTAGGTCGCCAACACGAGATGACTTGTGCCTTGACCTTGCTACATACTTTACCACATTACCTTCGATAAAGTCAAGTCCCCAATCCTGAATCGCATCGATAACCTCAATCTTTCCAGTGTTATAATGGTCAGGGTGATTTACTAATTCTGAATAACTTTTTAGTTGATTTCTGTCTGAATTCATTTCATATCCCTGTGTTGGCATCTCAAACGGATCAACTTTATCATCTGTTCTGTGCAATTCCATTATCATTGCGCCTCCTTATGGTACTCCCAGAGGGAATCGAACCCTCGCTACCGGGATGAAAGCCCAGCGTTCTAACCACTAAACTATGGGAGCATTCTATCAATTCCAGCGCTTATTGATGAAATTTAAAACATCTTGAGCGTGAGCGCCTTGTTCTGCTGCTTTAATAATTTCTTCTGTAATTTCTGGATGTTCTCCAACTCCAACCGCCTGAGTTAGATAGAGATTTACTTTTGCTTCTGCATCTTTGATTTGTGCCTCAAGACGACGCTTTGCTGCTTCTAAAAATAAGTTTCCTATTGCGGTCCTATCCATTTTAGTTTCTCCTAGTTGGCTCCGTGAGAGGGATTCGAACCCCCGACCCAGTGGTTAACAGCCACTTGTTCTACCTGCTGAACTATCACGGAAAGGTGATTAACCTTGTGGTGTTACATCACCGGGAAGCACTACAGCATCAACTGGTGTTGCTGCATCTGGTGTGCTTGTAGCGTCTGCTGGTGTTCCAGCATCTGGTGTTGCCTCAGCATCACTTGAAGTTCCCGCATCTGTAACTGCCTCTACATCTGCTTCCTTCTTTTCCTTCTTTTCATCGCATCCACAACCAAATAGTAACATTGATAGTGCTGCTGTGATTAGAAATAGGTTTCGCATATTATTTTCTCCTTTTTAACCTGTTGCTTATTGTAACAACTTTTTTTGCGTATGTCAACCCTTTTTTGTTGGGTGACTTTCCTTTGCATCGAAAACCTGCGTTATATCCACATAATCCGATCTTTACATTGCCCTTGCCGTATTTATAAATCCAGTAATTTAATTTTTTAGCACCCTCCCAAATTGAGATCTTTGGATTTTTTAATTGCTTACAATTATATTTGCTGTATTTATGAACGACCTGGGTTAATCCGCAAGCACCGGCAGGTGAAACAACATGAGGTTTCCAATTAGATTCCACTTTGATAAGTGCTGTTAATAAGTAGGGGTCCAGTTTATATTTAGAACTCGCTTTTACAACAATATTGCTATAACGACAAGCACTATTTGTACCAGCACGACTAAAGAGTGCTGTGTTAACCATGACAGCAAGACAGATAACTTTTCCAGTAATGACCATTTATGCTCCCCTGATTTCACGATATGCCCCTACTGTCTCTGGATAAAGTTTTGTAATGATTTCCAGCATTCCCTTTGCCATTTCTTGAATTTCCCACTGCGCTCCTTCGTGTGTGCGGAGGTCAATAAACTTCAAAATGTTATTTAGGTTTGCTGAAGCATAGTATTCTGTATACATGTTCTGTGGTAGAACACCCCTTGCTTGTTCACGGCAAACACCTGACTCAATAAGTTCTTCAAACAATTGAAGACTTGCTTGATGGTGGTGTCGCATTGCTACTGCTGCTGATGTTTCCCACTGTGGCAAAACGGGATCAATTAAATCACTTGCATTGCTTGCTTGACGGTTTGATTTGTGCTGAGTTCTAAAAGTTGATGGTTCATAGAACTGAATGTCAAAGTCAGTGTAACGACGACTAATCTCGTTGTAAGACCAAGTGCGATGCCTGTGGTGTTGAGAGCGAACAAACAGCGGAACCTTTACACGGAAGGTTACAAAGCAGTGTTCCAGGGTGGAAGTGTGCTTGTGTTTGATAAGATACTTGATAAGTTTTTTATCTTTATTATCAAGTTCTGTTTTGTGCTTGCCAAAGGAAACGCGAGCAGAGTTTACAACTGAAAGGTCTGAACCCACAGCATCAACTAACTCTACGAAACCTTTGCCGTCCTCATAAAGAGGGATTTTCATTTTTAATAACATTTTACCCCATAAATAAATTATAAACACCAGGAATCATTCTGAACAAACAATAACCAACAAATGTGATTCCCAAAATACTGTAAAATAATTGTTTTAGAGTCATCCCAAACTCCCAAGATAAAGGAATAGTCCCGCAACTCCTGCGAATGCTGCTACAAATGCCCAAAAGACCTTACCTGCTTCCTTCTCAAATTGCTTATCATCTACAAACATTATCGCTCTACCTCCAACACACCGGCATCAGTGCGAACAAAGACCTTCCAAGCATTATCAAGAGTAAATCCAAACTCCTCTGCTTCTGCTAGTAGATTTAGTGGAACCTTTACCTCTGCGGAAACATTACACATTCCTCGCTTGTGATCCCATTGTTCGACTGACTCTTCGATGTAATCATACCAGTCGTTCTTTACTGCCTCGTAAACATGGTCTTCAAAGGTGAATGAACCTCGCTCATAATCATCAAGTGCTCCGTTGTTTCGGAGATCGTTAATTACTGAGTTATGCTTACGAATACCATCGTAGGATACGAGGTGTGCGACCTCACTAATAACATTGGTCTCTTGAAGAACCTCGTCTAAATAATCGCCTGTGTAGTGAAATACCTGACGACCGTTCTCATAACGAAGAGTTACTTCGGCGTCGTTTGCGAGGTTTAGTTTGTTTAGTTTGTTTGTTAGTTCGTTTTTTACGATTTGCACTTTTATCTCCTTTATTTTTGTGATCGTCTTCAATAGCACCGACCATCGCTTCTACCAATTCTTTACAGAACTTAGCGTTCCTAATATCTGGTGCTTCTAATCTGCGTGCGTCATTTAGACGCTTATAAAACTTTTCATCGAATTTTATTGTTATTTCTTTCATTTTTCGTCCAGTGCCGAAAACAGGAATCGAACCCGTGACATCTTCATTACAAGTGAAGCGCTCTACCAACTGAGCTATTTCGGCGTTTTGGTACGGGTGGTGAGGCTTGAACTCACTATCTCTGCTTTATAAGAACAGTGCATTTACCAGTTATGCTACACCCGCTTTGGCACGCCCTACAGGATTCGAACCTGTGACCCTCGGTTTAGAAGACCGATGCTCTATCCAACTGAGCTAAGGGCGCTTGGATTTTTACATCCAGCCCATGTAATGGAAAAAGTTTCTCACCAATTCACCAAGGCAATAACCCATACATGTGCTTGAGACCGCTACATAGATAAGTTCGTTACGACGAAGCCTATCTTGTTCTTTATTGATCTCTCTCATTCTTTTCTCGTGAAGTGAATCCATTATAACCCTCCTTGTGGATTTTGTCAAGTGGTTCTAAGTTGCCCATTTTTCTCCATTCTTTCTTACCTGTTTTGAAGAATAAGATCTTGGCACAAACACCAGCCCACCTTTGTTTTTTTATGTCGATTATACAGCCGACATGTCTGTTTGTTTTTGTTATAACTAAATCACCTATCTTCATAAATTAGATTTCATCTTCATCTATTTGCTTTCTTTTTTTACGGGAAATTATCATCGTCCTAATCCCTCTCCATCTTCGTGGAATCTTTTGTCTTAGGAACTGGGCATGTCCTTCTGGGACAATAATGTCTAATGTCTTCCCGCCATCATCTTGTTCAATGCTATACTCATAATCTTCATCTAATAAAAATTCTTCTCTAAATTCTTTCAATGCTTTTTTATTTTTCATAAAACACCTTTGGTACGAGCAGGGGGACTTGAACCCCCATGCCAAACGAGGCGACGGATTTTAAGTCCGTTGTGTCTACCAATTCCACCATGCTCGCTTCTTGAAAACTATTGTATCAATCTTCTTGCTTGTTGTCAAGTTCATAGTTGCTTGCAATAAACCCTTCTGAATAAAGAAGATCTTTGCGGAGCATCATCACACCTTTAAAATTGCTAGAGGTTACTCCAAAGATATCGTCCTGTTCCAGAACAACCTTGCCGTACCTTAACCACTGATCTTCTTTAAACTTGTAAATAAAATCTCCTACTTTAAAATCTATTATTTTATAATATCTCATTTGTTTTCTCCAGGGTGGAGGAGGTGAGATTCGAACTCACTCAGCCTTTCGGCACTGGTTTTACAGACCAGGGCAACTCTCCAACTTTACCGCTCCTCCAAACTTGAATACCATTATATGGTATTTTTTACTCATTGTCAAGTTTTTCTAACTCGTTCATATAATGAGTGTGTTCTTTGCATCGCGGTTCATAGTCATCTTTACCGCCAACCATAACTTCTCTTTCTTCATTATTCAGTCGAATAGTGTAATAGGCATCTTCTCCACAAAAACAAACCGCTGGGCAAACTTCAATCCTTGTAGCATAAGGCATCATCTTTACGACCTCTTCAAAAGGATCTCCCGCAGATGACATTTGTAGTGATGAAACATAGATTGTTTTGCCCCTCTTATAAAGTTCTACAAGGGTGTCTGCTACACCTGGAATCATAAATGCTTCATCTACAGCAACAACATCTGCTCTTCCAAGATTCTCTAAGATGTCTTGACCATTTACGATGTTTGTAGATCTCCAGCGAACTCCGTTATGAGACATAACCGATTCAGTTGAGTATCTTGTGTCCATATTTGGTTTGAACAATTTAATTACTTTTTTCTTGTACTTTGCTCTTTCTAATCTGGCAAGCATTCGTGATGTCTTGCCACCAAACATTGACCCTGTGTAAATAACGAATTCTTGTTTCATAGATAATCTTTCCACTCTTCAGGAGTGTTTGTGCTAAAAATGTTTTCCCTTCCAACGATTAGTTCTTTTGGAATTATTGGTTTGTTTTGTAATCTCATTCCTGCTTGCTTCACTGACTTGTTTCCCTTCCTTTGATTGCAGGACTTACAGCAAGTTACAATGTTCTGCCATACCTTCTTACCGCCTTGTGAGACAGGAATGATGTGGTCTAAGGTAAAGTTTTGTCTGGTCAATTGCTTTGAGCAATACTGACACTGACCTTTGTCTCTTAGAAAAACATTGTCTCTGCTAAACTTTACGACCCTATTGAACTGAAATCTTTTTAGAACATTACCTACAAATCGAACAATTGAAGGAACATTTAAGATGTCGTCAACAGTTTTGATAAATCTGTCTTCGTAAACTGAAACAATCTCAACCCTTCCAGCAAACCACATAGAAATGGCTTCTTGCCACTTTACATGGTGCATCGGTTGATAAGCAGACGATAATACCAAAGTATCCATTCTATACCATAACTAGTGAGAGTGCGACACCTTTTACCCCGTGCCGCCCTGCGGGTTGACCTCGACCTAATGGAAATCACCCCCTTGTCGGTCTTGAGAGGTCAAATTGATAATCCATGTCGTAAACAGCAACTAAGAACCATTGTTCTCCTGTGTTTTCCCATTCACTACGGGCATAAATACGGGCATCTACTACGGCTTCATCAAAATTTCGCCTTTCGATGTTTCGCATCTTTACTTCTTCTGTTTTTGGATTATGAATTACAAATTGGAATCTTTTCATCTCGACCTCGCTTGATCAATTATAGGTGATCTTGGGGTCTATGTCAAGAACTAAAACCAGTTCTTTCCGAAAACACAATCTTTTGACTGGTTCCAGTAAACAAATCGCTTTGCTTTGGCGAGTGGGTAAACTTTTAGTAGTTCTTCACCAAAAGTAGATTCGCCTCTTGTAAGTGCTCTTTCATACTGGAAATGCCACCATTCTGCTCCACCATAGGAACCGCCTCTAAAAAATGAACTACGGGCACGAATGGAATGAAAACCATGTTTTAGAGCGAGTGCTGTGAAATCTACAAATGTTCCTGTCACTTCTTTTTTATTCAACTTTGTCTTACCGCCTGAACGAGTTACATAAGTTCCTTCGATGGTCATTTCCTCGCCCTTATCACATCTCATCCAGACCTTCCAGCGACGATTGCCAACATCTTCAATAACATAAGGGTCTTTCTCTGGTTTGTACATACCTGTTGGCAGTGCCATGTCAAATGCTAAACCTACATAATGCATTGATTTCTTAGATCGTGCGGCTCCTGCTTTGGATGCTAAACCTCTTCTACCGCCTGCTGAAGTTAAGTAACCGCCTAAGTCCTGAACCTCTTGATAGAGAGCGTTGTATGCCCCTGCGGCATCTGAACGGAGTGTTACACGGGTGTAACCTGCTCTGCCTGGGAACTTATCTGCTGGGCATTTTACCCAACTCAACTTTTCGTCTGGTGGTAAGTCCTCTTCATTTTGATCATCTTCGCCAACTTGGATCTCAATATTTCTAGCATTTAGCAACTCATTTAGTTTGCCAATTGTTCCTTTACCTGCTAAACCATCTGCTTTTAGTCCATTTTCTGCTTGGAACTTTTTAACTTCTTTTTCTGTTGCTGGACCAAAAGCGCCATCACAGGCACCTAATTCGTAACCTAATGCTTCAAGTCCCTCTTGTAGTTCGACTACTTGATGACCGGATGAACCTTTTTTTAGTAACATTTTATATCCTTATGTGTTTTTTAAAACTTCCCAGATTGCAACACCAATAGAACCAATAACTCCGGTTGCGCCAATCCAAAGAACTTTACTCATGTTTGCTTTCCATGCTTCAAGTTCTTTTAGACGAGAGTAAATGCCTTGATCTGGGTTGTAGATTGCTTCTTTGATCTTGGTAATATCACCAGCCATTTCCTCATTTTTTTCTTTTATTGTCATAATAACATCTTCAATTCTTTTGAGTGAACCTTTGAGTTCAGCAAACTCAACTGCGTTGTTTATCTTTTCTTCAGACATTTTTCATTCCTCGTAAGTTAAATAGTTTTCTATTGCTGCTCAAACCAGTTTACACTCAAGGTGTTGTCGGAAACAGCATCGTCCGACCTAAAACCGATAACAAGGACTTCGCCAGCGGTGCTAACAATTTCTAAATCTGTCAAATCAATTGTGTTTGATCCACCGCCATTAACACCAAAAGTGAATAATGGTTCATTTTGAGAAATTACCAAACCAGTACCGCCAGCAGTCCCTAAATCAGCATAGGAAACTGTGCTTGAACCACCATTTACTTCAATAAAGTTTACATCTCCAGTTATTTCAACACCTCTGAAAATGCCGATAGTGAATGGTTTTGGTGTCGTTGAACCAGCAGCATTAGTAGCACTAATACTTAAAAGGTCCAACTCGCCAAAGCAAGATTGATTATGGAAAACACGATTTACTTTTAGAGCGACAAGACCCCTGAAATCTCCAGAAGTGTCCGTTGAATCGAAAGTTCTTACATGAGCAAATTTTGGGTCTAATGTTACGAATTCGCCCTCTGTAAAAGTTGCCATAGAAGCACAACGAACTTCGACACTTGTTGTAGCAGTTGTGTTTGTTGAAGCAACTAATCCACTTACATTTGGGTTTCTTAGAACTGGTGTGGTTCTATTATTTGCATTTTTAATTTGGTGAACTAAAGCCAGTCTACCGGTATTTTCATCTTCGATAGAGAAGAAAGCATTACCTTGACCTAAATATTGAAAACCAATCTGGAAGACATTACCTCTTTGTGGATTCAAAACCATTCCACTTGGACCTGTGCCGTCCATCTTATCGTAATTCCATGCAGATTGAAGATAAACATCTGACGAAGGAGCAACACCTTCGGAAACCTGTGATGGTGTTGCTACAATTGAAGCACCTGCTAATGAATAAGAACCGCTGTAAGGTTCAGCACGAGCAGAAAGGAAAAATAAATCTGACCCAACAACATCAACTTGCCAACCATCGCCTACATTTGTGTAGTCAGCAAGGGAAAGTTGGTAAGCAGTTTGTGTTGTGTCCCCCGCACCAGTGCATGGAACAACAATAGAATCGCCATCAAGGGTTACAGTAACATCTTCTGTACCTGCTCCTGTTGTAATAGTAAATTTTCTGATCTCTCTCTTGGAAGTGTCTTGGTGTAAAATAGCAAAGTTTTCGTTGAGGTAACCAAAAAAGTAACCACACTCACCATTACCAAGACCAATAATTTGGATGTTGCCGTCTACTGGTGTGTCAAAAAGAGCAGTCCCTCTAAATAAAGAACCTTGACCTGCTGAGTATTTTAGACCTCTGCGGAGTTGAACACCACCAGAACCATTTGCATTTGTTGAACTTGTGGCAACGGCATAACCATCTTCTTGATAAACACCGCCGCCAGCATAATTGATTGGTGTAACAATCTTCTCGTTGACTGTGTAAACAAAATCTGCTTGAGCAGATGGAGTTAGAGATTCAACTCTCAACTCGCCAAAAGAAGTTTGTTGTGAACCACCGGGATCGCCAATAGTTATGTTTTTTAGTGGTTTATAAGAAAATCCTGATGTTGCCATTTATTTTACCTGTAGGTGATATAATAAATAGAAAGGCATGAGATAAAAACCTCATGCCTTCCATCTACTTAGATGCTGTAAAGCGATTATACTACTTCGCAAGCACCGCCTGCACAAGCCAACTCGCCTGATAAATCAGTGTTGTCCTCTGCTTCGTAAACATTATTTAGATCAACTTTAGTTAATGACTGAAGCATAACCTCATAAGTTTCTTTAGAGCAATCCTCAAATGGTGCCTGATCGTAATTACCACCATCGTAAGGTAGAACTGAAAGACCATTATAAACATCGCGGTTTTCCCACATCCACTCTCCAACATCTGCCCATTCGGACTCACGAATGCTTACAGTTGCGGAAACGTTGTGAGTGTTTTGACCTTTTCTATGACCTTTCCTAACCCACTCGTTTGAGACCTTTGCCACTCGCTTGAGCATGGACATGGCTGATTCTGTTCGGTAAATTGCTCCTTCTGGAGCCTTTTGTGGAATAGAGATAACAGCAGTGTCGTGGGGTCTAAAATATTCATCTTCAATCAATTCCTCATGTGCCAGTGATAAGTAGTTGTAAATTGCTTCATTCTTACCAACACGAATGCGACGAATGTAGTAATCATTATGCCAAGCATGAATGCCTGAAGAAGTGCCTAATGTTAGTGAGGTTGTGCCTGCTGGTTTTACACAAGTAGTTCTCGCTGCCTCACGAATACCAATTAGATTTGCAACCCTGCTATTCTCTTCTTTGACTGCTTTTGCTGCTGCTTCCATATCCAAGTTGAGAACAGCACCAGACCCGATTCCTGTCATTGAGACGCCGATGAGAGCGTCTTTCTCAGTGTTTCGACGCCATACATCGCGTAGGTAGTGAAAGTCCGTATAACCCGCTTGTAGGGTACCTAGAAACGCTGCTGCCTTAACACGGGACTCATACTCTTCCTGATCTTCTAAATCTGAAGCATTTACCTCTGTTAAGTTACAAAACTGGTAAGGACGAAGAGCAATCTCGCAACATGGGTTGGTACCCCAATCCTTATCATTTGATAGATAAATTCCTGGCTCGCCTGAACCTGACTTTTTAATACGATCCCAAAGTGACATAAAGTATTCTTTATCAACTTTGTGTCGTAGAATTACTGCGGAGTTGTTTGCTCTGCCTCGCTGTGGATTTGTCTCCCACCAACTTCCTGACTTTGCTGCAATCATTTCATCATCATCTGCTGAGAAGAGTGAAATAAGTGCTGCACGACGAATACCGCCTGCTAAAACAGCATCAGCAATATGACAAATCATATCATGAACTTCAATTGTTTCAAGTTTGTCACCATTTGCCTTCTCTGAAAGAATGCCCTCAACCTTTACCAAGCACTCACGTAGTGGTTGGGGTCCTGGTGCCTTACCACCAGAGGTTACAAGACGAGCGCCCTTTGGACGAATATCGCTGAAATCAAAACGAAGTTTAGATGTGCCCTTGAAGTAAGAATAAACAAGTGCCTTAACAGCATCTGCCCATCCCTCAATAGAATCAGATACTAAGAAACGACGAGTACGCTTTGGGTTTGGCTTGCGGATCTCTGGTAGTTTCTCAACATGGTGTGCCTGGACAGAAAAACCAACGCCAGTTCCACCTAATAAAAGGAACATACACTCTGCAAAAGCATCAGGGTGATCGATTGGCATATAAGCGCAGTTATATACACGGTTTGGGGCAACCTCAATTGGTTTACCAGCAAACTGCATTGATCTCATTGAAGGCAAAACCTTCTTTGGTATGACAAAGTTTTCATACACTTGGGTAATTTCTTCTTTCAACTCTGGGTATTTCTTAATATGCATGTCTCTATTACGAGTACAAAGTTCAACCCAATTTTCCCTACGTTGCTTTTCGGGGATATACTTCGCATATTTCATATGCACTGTGATATCTGACAGAATTTCTGACGCTATTTGCATTATTTATCTCCTTTCATTTCTTGTTGCAATTCCTTATATTTTTGTCTCAACATATCTTTTTGTTCTTTTGCAGCGTTCTTGCCAACAGCGGACGGATCAATAGAATTCTGCTCAACAGAAATCTTTACATTACTTGTATCCATCTTGACTGGGTAAATTAAGCCGTCTGGACCGAAACGATTTTTAGCCACAAAGAACCTTCCTGTATTGTTGTTTTTATCCTCGGTAGTTCGGGATAGAGTAAATATGAAGTCGGCAACAAAACATTTGGAAAAAGCCTCCGAAATTGACTCCATTGTGACAAGTTCTGCGTTGTACCCTGTCCTATTCGTCTGAGAAACGGTCCAAATTGGGCATTTATGCTCTTGCGCAATTCCTCGTAATTCCTCATAAATTGATTCTAAATCGTGTCGTTTTTCGCCATAACTCTTTTTTGGGTTGATCAAATCTGCATAATCAACAATAATAATATCTGGTTCAACACCACGCATCTTCAATTTAGAAAGGTGATTCTTAATTGCTGTTGTTGAGATAGATCGAGTTGGATACTCTTTTACAATCAAAGTCCCCTCAATATCTTTTACAACTTCCAGAATATTATCCTTGAATACATTTAGGTCTTTTAGTTTTACACCTGTGATACATGAATCATACCGTCGAGCAACAACTGTCTCGGAAAGTTCCAGAGTATAGTGTACCACAGTTTTCTTTTCTTTCAATGCTTGAGCACCTAAGTGTACAAGAATATGACTCTTTCCTGCTCCAGTACCTGCCATAGCAACACCAAGTTCGCCAGCACCAAGTCCACCTTGCATTAGGTCATCAAAGGTCTTCCATCCTGTTGTCATAGGACTACGAACCTTTACCTCAAATCGCTTCTCAAAATCTTTAATATAATGATAACCAAAATCATTTGACTGACCTAACTTGAGTGCTTCGTTAATCAAATCACTAATCTCGTCAAATGAAGATTTCTCCAAAAGACGAACTGATTTTACGATTGCTTCTTTTAGTTTCTGCTTCTTACAAAAGTCCAAAGCAGTATCTTTGATGTATTCCTCGCCCTGCACTGCTGGGTCTGAGTGAATACGAATAAGGAAATCACGAACTTGCTTGATTACCAAGTCGTCTTCCTTGTCCATCTCTGTATTGATTAGAGACGCCATGAGGTTCATCGACGGATGAACCTCATACTTTTCTTTATATTGATAAATTAGATTTGTGAACCTTTTCAAATATTTCGTTTCAAAATACTCAGTTTCAAGGACCTCGCCAATCTGGTCAGAGTATGCCCTATCCATAAGGATAAGTTTGGCAAGATTCTCTTGAAACATATTACCGAACTTTGAAAAGTCCACCTTCTCGCTTGTACGCATAGATCACCTTTTGTTGGGTCTACCACTATAGCAAGAATGGTTATTGATGTCAAGTGATATTAATTTGCTGAATAGTCAGCAGGATCTTCTGATTTTACTGTTTCTAATTCTAGATCTATATGACTTACTGATTTTTCACCATCATTATCAAACTTTACTAGAACTTGTGGACCACCAAGATCACGCTCCATTACTTCGCCATGATCGCCTGTTGGTGTGTGAACTACTCTAGTTCCAACCTGGAATTTATCAGGAGTTTTATTTTCCTGCTCATTCATCTTATTGTGCTTTGCCTCAAAAAGATTTTTATATACCATTTCTTTGAAATTTTTCATCTCAAAACCTCCGAATATAATTAGTCCTTTATGGAAGCAATCCTGTTTGAGTGAGCAAAAAGGTCTGTCCAACTGATCTGTGGGAAACCATCCGTAAACATCATCTTAACAATCTCTGTTTTATTGTAATATCTTGAATAGTTCTCTTTTGCATTCTTTACTATATCTCTCACCTGGAATGAAACATTCGGGACGTATAGTTGCATAATCTTGTAGTTCTTTAGGATCTTGTCGTAGTTGTCAAGAATGCCTTCATGGATCTTTAACTTGTTCTCTGTTTCCTCACACGCATCAACCAAATCAGTCAAACTATAATCTTTTTCCTCTACCAAAAAGGGGAAACGCTTTGCTAGGGTCTTCAACCCTGCACCTTTAACACCTTGTAAATTATCACTCTTATCACCACTAACCGCTCTTGCTAGGGCAAAGTTGTTTGGATGAATCTGAAACTCCTCCACAATATCCTTTTTAGTTTTGAATACTGCTTGCACTGGACGATAAATAATTGTCTCATCATCCAACAATTGATAAAAATCTTTATCGCTTGAAACAATTATTTTTTGCTCGCCTCTCAACTCCTGACACAAAATAGAAATCATGTCATCTGCCTCAACACCATCGTGCATCAACTGAATGAGAGGTAAATTATCAAGATACTCAAATAAACGCATTATCTGACGTAACTTGCTTTGGTTTTCCTCTTCCAAAGAAAGTGAAACACCTGTAGATCTATTCAACCTAATTGCCTTTCTACCTTCCTTGTATGAGGACACAACGGACCTTCGTCGTGAAGACCCGCCTGCCCCATCCCAACAAACGAAAACCTTAGTTGGTTTCATCTCTCTAATAAGTTTTTGTAATGACTTTAAAAAACCAACCAACCCGCCAACGGGTAAACCGCTGTTAGATAAAGATGGATTTACTACATATGCTCTGTAGAATATATTTGTGCCGTCAATTATTAGAGATCTCTCTGTCATTTCCCTTGTCCTCTGTATCGCTTCTTGTATGTTTTTGATCGCTTGTTGTGGAACTTCTTACTGAAAGTTCCGTTTCCTTGATTTGTCTTTTTTCTGCTTATCTTCTTACGTGCGCCCTTTTTAGATGGGTTCATTACTTCTCCTCCTTATCCTCATAAAAATCGCTTGAATCGCCAATACGCTTGTCAAACTTCATTACTACTTCTTCTTCTAACAACTTCTGTACTGTGTTATAAAATTTTTCATTTTCCAACTTTTCCAACCACTGTTTCGATTGGAACTTATCTTGCGTTCCATCATCATGATGTAAAGTAAACCAAGCACCTGCATTTGTTAGTTTATCAGATGACTTGATTGCCTCAAACCAACTTTCCTTGTCCATGATCTTGACTTGCTCACCTGCCCACAAAATCTTGAAAGCGCAGTTACGTCCTTGAGTTCCAAAGCGGGATTTCTCAATCTTTGCCTTAACCTCTGTACCAATTCTAAATCCCTTATCATCAAAGATGAAAGATGACTTACCCTTGCGTGCTGTCAACCAGATGCGCAAAGAGTAGGAATAAGCAAGTGCTTTACCACCTGGGGTAAAGTAAGGGGTTGTCAACGCCTCTGCTGTATTCCTTGTAATGTTGGTCTTCAACTGATTTAGAATAAGCAAAGTTGACTTTGTATTTGCAATCGGCTGAATCAACTTAGACATACCCTTAGAAAGAATACGAGGTTTTACCGCCATCGTAGAGAGTGGGTTGAAGTCCGACTCAATATCAGAAACAGATGGTGTAAGTGCCATACTATCCCAGATGAAAAGCATCTGACTATCGTTGTTTGCCAATAAACTCTCAATAGTTTCCAATACAAACTCTACTGAACTTGCCTGAACATAAAGCAATCTTTCAATATCACACCCAGCATTCTCCAAGAAACCAGGATCAATAGAGTTCTCTGAATCGAAATAAACAACATCAATTCCCATTCTTTGAGCATTGCCTGCAATCTGTGCTGCCATATAAGATTTACCAGTTGCTTCTAAACCAGCAATCTCACTAACCTTACCTACAGGAATACCACCCCAATCACCACGCTTGATAATACCATCAAGCCATCTACAACCAGTCGGGATAAACTGGTTTACCTCTGTTGGGTTATCATCTGATAAAGAAAAAGCAACGTCAACGCCTGCTTTCTTGTTTATCAACTTTTTCATATCGGCAATAGACAACTTGCCGCTTTTTGTTTTTGCCATTTTGTCTCCATAGAATAAGGCGAGGGGGACTTGCCCCCTCGCCCATTATAGCACTATCTTACGCAGAAAGCAAGGACTTAAATGCTTGGTCTGCTGCATCATCGGTGGTCTGTGCATACTGAACAGTACCAGTGCTGTCATCGGTATCACCTGATAGGTGCTGCTCCAACAACTGCTGAACCTCATCTGGGGTCTTCTTGCTAAAGACATTATCATAATCGATGTCAGTATCAACAAGATCCTTAGCGATGTTGCGATCACTGTGTAGAGGTGAGGTGCGACGTGCTGGGAAGATGTCAGTGCTTGGGAACATCTGTCCTGCCTTCTTACCGTAATTAATAGTTAGGTCAGTACCCTCCTCTGGATCAGTGATATCACCGTACTCTGGGTTTAGAACCAACTGTAGCAACTTCTGGTAAACAGTCTTGGAGTAACCCCAAAGACGAACACCCTTCTCCTCTTCGCCACGAACAATTACAGGGGAAAAGAAACGCTGCTTTGCCATCAACTTCTTCGCTTCCTCGCGACTCTCCTCTGTACCATCGTTGAACAACTTGCGAACATACTTATCTAGCACATCCTCCTCACCAAAATTCTTCTTAGGTGATAGGAAACCTGGGGCATTAGCAACATTATAATGGAACCAATACTCCTTGAAGGGGTCTCCGTCTGCATCTGGAACAATACGAATGACACTCTCGCCATCAGTTGGTTTCCAGAAAAGGTTCTTACTAGAACCACCGCCCTTGCCCTCTGAAGCAGCAAGTTTCGCACGCATTTTACTCAAATCAATAGCCATATTATTTTCTCCTTTTTATAAGACAGGTGATTTTCCTGCCTCGCTTTGTATATGATTAGTATAGTACATTATGTACACTTTGTCAACAGTATATCCCGATGGGAAAAATCCGTAAGATACTTCCTGAAATTCATTTTCTTGCGCTTTTTCCAATTTACGAGATACTAATTCTAAAACATTGCCTGTTTCTTTCAATGTTTCTTCACTAAAAGTAAAGTAAAAGTGTTTTTCTCTCACTCCTTCCAGTTCATAGAACTTCTGCTCTGTTTCGTCGTTCAAACTATACAGACCAAAAGTTGCTATCCTATTCTGCTCTTGTGGTTCTTCCAAGTTCCCCATCAACGCAGTTGCCTGACTATAATACTCCATCAGGTGCCACATGTCAACTACTTTCTCGTTGACCTTCTCAAAATAGTTGCCAATCGATATATCTGACGAGAGGTTAGCAATACTTTTGTTGGAAACCATCCACATTTTGTTGAATAACCCTGAACGGGCAAACTCTTGTAGAATATTCCTTACAACTCGCTCTCTTGTCTTGCCATTATTGTTCATAAATGATGTGTCAGGTTGAATATAAAGAAAATCAATCTTCTTATCTCTGAAATTCTCTAAAATTCTAAGGCAAGCACCTGTTATAAGACCAGATCCTGCCATTACACACAGAATATGGTCCGATTTTATATTATTTTTTAACTCTGAAAGGTCAATTTCAACCTTTTCTGCCTCCTCAATCGTCTTTACTTTAGGAAACTTTACAAAAGCATCGCTGTGATTATCAATAGAGTATGTTTTATACCCTTTTTGCTCAAATATTTTACAAATCTCACGACCTGCATTGCCAATACCAATTACTTCCATTCTGCGCTTAGATCTCCTAATGTCCTTCCGACCTGAATATTTAGTTTGAAGTCACCATATCTTGTCTGCTTGAAAGCATCCTTGATTTGATTCAGCAATTTGTAATCCATTCTATCAAAATCTAAGATCATACTATCATGAATAAGCATCGATACATAAGATTTAGCGTTATTGTCTTCTAAAATTTTGAATACCTTATATACCTGCTCCAAAAACAAGTCAGATGCCGTACTTTGGATTAGATAGTTAAGTGCATGATAATCATCTGCCTCAATCTCACGGTCAAAGTCGGTCACAATCTTACCATCAGAAAAATATTTTTTCAACAGACCCTCCCGGTCGTACTTCTCAGATAAAAGTTTGTCGTTGGAGTTGGGATTATATAACCAAGCAAAAATCCTCTGTTTCGCCTCAGAACGACTTGTACCGTCCTTAAAGATATTCTTGATGTTCCAGTCGTGGATATCCCCTTTCGGTTGCTCACGCCCAAGCAGGGCGGTTAGAACACGTAATTCAAAGGCATTATAATCGAACTCGACAAAAACACCATTATTTGGTGTAATCATAGTGCGATATTCTTTGTTTAAGGTAAGGATGGGAAATGAAGAGGGGGTAGTAGATAACCGCCCCGTAACGGTCCCGAAGGTGTTGTAGTGGATAAAGGCGGGACTACTTGAGTACCTCTTGATGATCTTCTTGATACGGTTGTCGTTCGCTGCCGTATAAACGTTGGTAAGGTCTAAGTTCAACTGACGTTTTGAAATAGAATGAACTAAACGCTCAATCTTTTCCAACTGAGCATAATTCTTTGGTTCTGGGAAGTTCTTTACTGCAAGTTCCATCGCTTTATTCTTGAGATTGAAAAAATCTTCAATGAAGGTCTTGCCCACCAACTCATCCAAACAATATCCACGAGGGTCATACCCACACACACTGTATGACTTGAGAGTGTTCTTAATCTTGTTCTCAAGTGATTTGTATTCATCTGCATCACGCTTTGGGAGCAGTTCCAAGTAATCTTTACCACCGCAGAACAGTTTTACAAACTTAACGTCCTGTGGTAGATCTTCTTGATAAGTCCAAGTATACTTCATATCCTCGTCATAATCTGAGAATACTTTATCATCTGCATAGATGCTCTTGCAGTTATTTTTTGAATCAATTTTTGAGAAAAACATTTAGTCCTTAAGAAAAGTCTGTGCTAATATCAACCGGCGAAACAGAGAATATGTTCCCTTCTTCGTCTTGCTGTACAAGATTACTAAAGTCCTCACCAGATGTCAAGAGTTTTTCTTTCGCTAAACCAAAAACATAAGCAAAATCAACCTTGTCAGAGTCTGGATTCTTTTTACTATTAATAAAATTCTCTAAATAATTTATTGCCTGCACTGAAGTTAAAAGTTTCTCAGAAAAATTAGTTGTGCTTATAAAACTTTTTGAATCAAACACACTTATCAAAGTCATCATTTTATCAATTAAATGTTCATATTGTTTTTGTGGTAAATTTATTGATTCTTCATATAATCTAAAATCAACATAAGTCTTCAAATATTTTTTATTTAAAGTAAAATTACCATCAACCCTTTCAACCACCAAATCGTTGGCATCAAATTTTCTTCTTAATACTTTATTGGTTGCAAACTTCTTTTTATAGTTTTGACTTATATCAGCAGATGCTGTAAAATCTATCGAGTACAAATATTTGTCAACAAAGTTATTGTAAAAGTTTATTAAATTTAATAAGAATAAAGAAATTGAATCTTTAGAGGAAAAAGAGAATTCAACCAAGTCAAAATAATTTTTATATATTAAAGGTGGTATTTTTTCTATATCTTGTTCTTCAAAATATTTTTTTGCATATAAGTCCAACATCTTTTCTGATTTTATATCTGCTACGAGTCTCGTTGGATAGTTTGGATCAATTCTAAACCCATTCATTTTTGCAAGATAATATAAAGTTGAATATCTTGGATCATTTAATATCTGTTCTTTTTCCTCTTCGCTAGTAATTTCATAAACATCAAATGCTAATCCAGTAGCATAAATGTTGTTATAAAAACTTTTATAAAAGGAAGACTCTGTTACAGGTCCTCCCTTTGTTTTCATCCATTGGTGAAATAAAAGTAAAAAATTATCAAAATTTGAAATCTTTTTTGTATTTTTAATTGGATTTAAAACTTCATTGAAAAACTGTTGATTTAATATTTTTAAATAATTCTTATAATCTATACTTTTTGTATATGCTTTAGTTATTTGTATATTGTTTAATATACTTTTTGGATGAGTTTTTCTTTGTTGGTTATACTGCTTTAAAAGTTCTACGGCAGCGTCATGAACAAAGTTTATTGCCTTGAAAGATGTCCCATTAAACTGCTTTAATAATTTTTCATCATTTTTAAATTTTATAACATTGTTTTTGTTATTTAATTTTCCATAAAAAAGATCTTTATAAAGAAGGTCTATCCCATTGTATAGATTTAATGGTGGGTTAATTGGATATTCAATTTTAAATTTCCAAACTTTAGTGCTATCAGGGTTGCTGGCGTCAATTGGCATAGGACCTTTGACATAAATAATTTTATATCCAGCATATTCATCAAGTCCATCCAGATATTTAATTGCTGCTTCTTTTGTTTTAAAAAAGTTGAAATTTAAATTAAGTTTCTTTTGGTTAAACTTTTTGGTAACCCCAACAGGATAATTTTGTTCATTGACTTGCTTCTTGTATTCACTTTTATATTCATACAATGGTGCAGTCTCAGACCCAGGTTCTACAGATTCAATATCTAATTTAGTATTCTCTTCATTAACTTCTGAAGGTTCTGTGTAGGATATTATTTTTTGAACATTAATTTTCATCGCATTCTATCCCTCTGGAAACTGTTTAAATCCACCTGCTTGACGACCAAACAATCCACCCGGTGGTGGTGCAGGGGTTGGTGCTGGAGTTGACCCAGGTAGTGTTACACCCACATCAGCAGCAGATTTTACTCTTGGGGTTGCAGATGGAACTGGTGCTCTTGACTTCTTGACATATATCTGTTCATATTCCCCACTCTGCTCATAAAGATAATCGCTTATTGTGATTTTTGGACTATTTGTTGGTATTATTTTTTGCTTTTCGTTTGAATCTACTTTTTCTTTTATTTCTCTTTTTGATCTCTCTGATTCTCTGAGATGTTGAAACCCACTAACTGTAGAAGAATAAGTCATATTTGTCAAACTTAAAGTATCTGTTTTTGTTTGTATGGTATAAATTCCACCAATTTCAAAATCATTTCCTAACAACCTATCCCTTTCTCCATCTTTATAATCTGGACTATATCCGATAGAAGCAGCGGGAATATAAAAGCGACCTGGAAAGTCCAGAGCAAAATTTCCATACATTTGCACAGTGCAGTTGTAGTTAGAAATTGAACTTGCGTTGAAAGAGGACTTGTCTGAACCTCTATACGCATAAAGGAAGTTGGTAAACATTTCTGAACTTTCTCCAGAAAAGTTTATTTGTTGAACAACGCCTCTAGGGTTGCCTATGATTGTCTTTACCACGCCCGCTTTTAATAATTTGTCATCATTTTTAAAAAGGTCAGAGTCTATTGGCAATTCGGTACCAAGAGAAAGAGACGTATCTTGTTGAGTAATGTCAGGGTTCACTCCAACATATATGCAATGCTTAGATGCACCAGCATCTGAACTATCTAAATAATCTTTAGCAAAATCAATCAAGTCTCCCTTATCGCCATCAAGAAAAAGTTCTTTTGCTTTTTTACCATTTTTATTATCTGATTTCCAAGATGAAATATCAAAATTGACATAGTTGAAAGAGAACTGTGGTAAGAACTTTTTTTGCTCTTCCTCAACAATTGTGTTGGGCACAACAACGGAAAAAATATATTTTAAGAAATCGCGCAAATCTCCACCAGGACTTTGCACTAAAAAGGTTTGTAGTATGCCTTTGATTCTCTTAAATCTAATTGGGATATCGCCCATATTACACCAATATCTTTTACCATCTGGTAATATCATTGGAAAGTTATCAAAAATTATGGGAGGCATATTTTTATCAACATTCGATATTTTTACAACTGCTGAAATTAAATCTCTTAAAAAAACAAACTTTATAGAACTTGTTGTCATGCTTGGCAACATTCTTGAAACTGTGAGTTCTAAGAACTTATCATCTTTTAAAATTAATAAATCCTTTTCATCCTTTCTTTCTAGTTTAATTTTTTCAACTTGCTTTTTTATTTTTTTCAAGGTATAAGTTTCTCTTAAAATTTCAGTTTTCTTATCACCATCTTTCAATGTTACATTAAAAGTATATTTAGAGTCTATACCTTTTCCTGATTTATTTCCTGATACGGATAAATCATAAACACTTTTTTCTTTATTTAAGAGGTCTCCTAACAACTGTGCATATCTAAATGCAGGATATGCAGCGATTTTTGTTTTCAAACTTCTAACTTTGCTTGTTAGTTTTTTTCTAGCAACCTGATTTTTATTTGCAACTTTTAATTCTTTTTGTGCTTGCTCTAGTTGATTTGAAAGATTTATTTCCAAAGGAGACATATCCTTTTGAACAATATTAAAAACTTCTTTGTTCTCAAATATTTTTGTTGGAAATTTTATTGTGTCTAGTAAAATGTTATCTATTTCTGGTGAGTATGTCACATTTAAAGTAACGCCTCCGAACTCGTCAAAAGATATATCATTCTGGTACGGTTTTATCGCAACATATCTTTGTTCAAAATTTTCAATAATAGATCTCTCTGAAAAAGGAAATATGGACTCAGATACAGTTCTATCAACTGTGTATCCATAGTGTAATACCAACTGAAAATCATTATTATTTTGTTCAATTAATTTACTATACCTTACATTAGAGGCACCTAATGCTGCCACAGTATCGCCACCATAACCAAAACCAGTTAAAAACTGCTTTTCAACTGCTGGTTTATAGGCAAAAACATTAAAAGATGAAAAATAAAATTTTACGTTTACATTGTAAAAGTCCTGAGCACCAACAGTATTGTAGTTTCTTGACAATGAAAGATCTAAGATCGCAGCAGTTTCGCCGCGACTTGTTGATACTGTATCTTGACCCTGCCCTGGGATTGCAGTTGCCAAAGCGTTGCCCAACCCACGTTGTCTTTTTAAATAAAAGTCAGTGTCAAATTCTTTAGAAAAAGAAATTGGTATAAGGTTTGATTTAAAATCTTTAGGATTGTTTAAAAACTTTTTTGGAACAATATACATTCTTATGAATGGTGTCATAACTGCCAACTTTTCAGGGGACAAATTTTGTATAAACTCCAAGTGCTCTTTTTTACCTTCTTTTGATGTGTTTTTAACACTAGATTCAAAATCACAACCAAAACTTGGACTAAGTTGAATTAATCCATTATTTTTTTTAAATAATTCCTCTAATCGATCTTCATTCTTTAAAAATTTGAACGCTTTGCTGCGATTTTTTGTGTTTGAAATATCTGGCAATAAAATCTGATAAAGAAAAGACTCTAAAATTGAAGCAGGTTTGACTTTGCTTTTTGTATTTAAAGGAAAGAAGTATGACATTTAATACCCCAAAGTAACTAAAACTTGATTTAAAGGAAGGGGCACTCTTATAAAATCTCCAACTTCAATGTGACTTTCTGTTGGTTTTTTATTAAACCACGCGATCACCCACCAATATGTAGGATCGCCATAATATCTAGAGGCGAGTTTGTAATAGCGATCACCAACCCCCCAAACATGAATCTCATAATCAAACCCAAGCACATCATTAAATGTAGGATAATTTATGTTTAGTGTTTCTTTTTTTAACAAATAACTTTTTCGATAATTTTCAAACTTCTCAGGATAAACTTGTTTATATTGCAAGTCATTTAATTCTTGGGGTCGAGTTTTTGAATACCTAGATGTCATATTAGTTCTCCCCCAGTTGTGATTGCTGTGCTATATCTTGAGATATTGGTGCGGTTGCCCCAGACCCTCCCAAAATTTGTGCAGGATTGAATCTGCTTGTATTTGTCTGATAAGGGAAAGGACGGTTTATAGACTCTTTTCCGTTTATGTTTCCAACGACACCTTCGTGTAGAACTGTAAAAGTGAAAGTTAAATTATAAGATTTAAAAAACAAATTTGTTGAGTTTGATCCGTCATTTGAAAAATAAAAACCATCATTAACATCAAAACTATAATCAAAACTGGTTATATATCCTAAAAGTCCACCATAACCTTTTGCTTGATTTGTTATTAAGTTACCAAATTTTACTCTCACAAGAGGTGGCGAACCCATTATCAAATCACCTTTAAAAGAATTATATGTTGGATATAGATTCTGAACAAATGCGTTAATCTTTTTCATGTTCTCGTTTGCATCTTTAGAGTTAAAGCATGGAATTGATAGTCCAACAGAAATATTTCTTGTAACACCTTTATAATTTGGTGTTGGATCAGTCCTACCATAATACTTTTGACCAGAAGCGTCTACTTGGAACTTGTCAGAAAAAGAAGACAAGTACGCTGGAAAAACTAAAATGTTTGAGGGCAAAAAATTTAAAAATGGTATGTTGCCACCTTTAGTTGGAAAAGAAATATAAATGTTGGCAAAACTCAACTTATTTCTTATTTCTGTTTCTGCGGGAAGTGCTGTCTTTAATGTGGGATCACTCGCATGTGAAGTAAAAATACTGTCAAGTGGTCCGACCGCAGCATCTATTAAACCATTTATATAAGTGTTGCCTATTGATATTGCCATACTATAATTATGTCTTTAAATGTTTTTATTTCAGAGACTGACTAAAGTTAAGGAGTCCGGGGTGCAGGTGCCGCTGCTGGCGCTGCGGTGCGACCTCCAGCACCCATACCCATTTTTGTCTGTACTTGTGGGAGTATTTGTGTCAATCTATTTATTAAACGCTGTGCTTCTGCGCTATCTAGTTGTCCCCTGTTTGCTACAAGTCTAACTACCAAACCAACAAATTCAACCATCACTCCCGCAAATTTTCCTGTTCCTTCACTAATTGCTCTTGCTGCTTTTTCAAACTGTGGTATGTATACCTGCAAGTCTCTTCCGAGAGTTTGTACAATCTCCTGTGTAGTTCCCGTAATTCCTGTCAACTCAGAGATCGCTTTCGTTGCTGCTGCAAGTCGTATTTGATCCGCTTGAACTCTTAATCGATCTGCTGTAGTTACTGCCCCTCTTCTTAACCGATCTATTTCTCCTGGTCTTGCACCGCGACCAGCACGTTCTTTGACCAGTTTCTCTATTTCAGCAGGACTGAGAAGTCTTCTTGCCATAATTGCCGCCCTGATTCCCTGTCCACCGATAGCACCAAGTTGCGTTGTCTCCAAGTACGCGGCAGTTGCTTGTTTTTGATCTTCTGTCGCAGTTTGCATTGCTCTATTTAATTTGTATAGAAATTGAATCGCTCCCTGTATTCTATCTGCTGCTTTTGTCGAACCTATAAGTCTCGCATTAATATCAAATCCCAATCTTCTTGCAAGTCTACCAAGTTGTCCAAGTTCACGTATTCTTGATTGAATTGTAAACGTTCTAGCGCCATAACCTCTAAGAGCATCAGACCCAATACCTAGCGCGCGCGCCATTTTAGTAGATCTTATTATGATCTTATCCATTTCTTTACTAGTTGTAGCAAAAGTAGCATTATTTGATGCCAACGCCGTTGTCATTTTAATAATTTCACTAGGCGGTCTTCGAAGATCTACAGCAAGTTTTATTAAATTATCTGATAATCCAGCAACTTGTTCTGCTGAACGACCTGATTGAAAAACCAATCCTTTAGAAAATTCAACTAATGTAGATCTATCTACTATGTTAGAGTTTGCTGCAATTGCTCTTGAAAGTTTTTCTATTCCTTTGCTACCAACTTCTCCTGATTGATCAAACGCTTTTGTAGTCTCAATAATAGTATCTTTAAGCGTTTCCTGAGTAATACCAAACCTATTCACATTACTGTTTAAATCTTGAAACAATGCTACTGATTGTCCAAGTTCTTTATTAAAGTCAGTTATACCAAGAGTCTTTAACGCATCTACTTGAAATTTTTCTATTTGACCTACTAGTTCTAAAAATAATAGTTTTTGCCCTGCAAGAGAACCTTCAAAAACACCAGCGGCGGCTTGCAGCACAGTAGCCTTTGTTACCGCTTCCGTTATATCACCACCTAATTTACTGGACGCTTTAAGAAAGTCATCCGTTCTAAATGTACCATCAGGATTAATAAATCGCGTTATAAAATCTTTACTCATCTTCCTCGCTCGGTTGGTTCACTTTTACAATCAAATGAAAAATCCAGTTTCTTTTTTTAATCGGTAAATTAAACAGATCCTTGTATCTCCATCCGGTATGAGTTATTGCAGCAGTTACATTGCTGTATATATCTTCTATATAACTAGAATTCAGGGAAAAAAAAGTTCGCCTGGATAGGCATACCCCCTTCCTGCTGATGATTACAGTGTGGGCAGGTGCTTGTAACCGATAAATCAAGTTCAGGGATACCTTTTTCATATGCAGACATCAAAAATCTAGAGTCCATGATTCGCAAAAACCTTAAAAATTTATCTTTTTCTGCTGAATCAGTATCACCATCAACTGACACAACGATTCTCTTTAAAAATTCTTGAGTGAAGTTTGTTTTAACGTTCATCTTTGAAAGTTTTTCTGTTGTTTTTTGCACAGATAATATTTCTTTAGGCAAAACTAATTTAAATTCTACCGTTCTATTACTCTTTGGCAACTTTACAACAAAAGTATTGTTCGGTGTTTCTTCCAGATCACTGTAATTAACCTTTTCACGCATCTCATCGAGATCAATAGAGAAAGGATACTCTTCCTCACAGTTAGAACATGCTGCTACAACCTTGTAGTTTTCGTCATAAGCGTCGATTCTAAGTCCAATCAGTATTGCATACTGATCAACCTCAAAAAGATCCGCAGTCGTTATTGTAGGCATGTTTAACACACTCTGAAGGAGTTTGTCAATTGTTAAATTATTTTCGATATAAGAAGGGTTTGTTAGAATCTCCTCTTCCCTTGTAGTCATCATCTTAAGTTCAATTTGTTCTTTATTATGAAAAGGATGATCTTCTGAATAAAATTTACCTTTTGTTGGCAAATCAATAAAAAAAGTTGCTCCATTGTGTTCCAACAATGAAGACTGCTCTTCAAGTTCAAATTTTTGCATTTTTACCTCTTTTAGTATGTAATTTCTCTACCAGTGGATGTTCTATATGTTAAATCTGCCCAGTCATAACTTAAAGTTACCGATGCTCCCAAAATAGATGCTCCTGAATAATTGAGTCCATCAAAATCAATTCCGCTAACAAAAGCATTATATAATTTCCAAGTTTCGTAAACTTCTCCATCTGGATTTATCACTTCTATTTTAACAGTTCCGATTGAATCTATTAATGACTTTTTATTCATATCTTTTAAATTACTAGCATCAATCTGGTTTGGATTATCATACCCTCTTTCTTTATATGTTTTTAAAAGGATTCCAGATATTGAATCAAATTTTTCGTTGTCAAAACTCTCAACAACTTTAAATGTAACATTGTCCCAAGTTACAATAGTCCCTGGTTGTTTAAATTTCCAGTTTAATAGTGTGAACTCTTTCGGTGATGATATGTTTGGTTTTGGTCTACTAACAGAAGAGACCATAGCAAAGGGAATATTATCAATACGCAAAAGAAATCTAAAATTAGATTGTAAACTAGATCTTACAGTTTGTGTATAATTTATGTCTGACATCTTACAATAATTATGTCACACTATTAATTTTGATTAATTTCTGTAATATTCAAAGTAGCATAATCATAGGAAAATGTCAATTTTACTGTGTTGATTGCGCTACCACCGTAATTTAGACTAGAGTAGGAAACACCATTGACAAATGAATTGTATAGAGTCCATGTCTCAATCTCATTTCCATCAGAATCTAATACCTTGACTGAAATATTACCAAAGTTTCCAGTTACAAATCTTTCTTTAGAAAAGGTAGTTCTCCAACCTTCATTGTCGGCAGTCCATGTTGATGGTGGGTTATAACCCGCCTTTTCAACTGCACCTAGCACCAATCCAGATACATCGGGATCAATTGGTTCAACAAGTGTCATGTTAATATCTGACCACTTTAATTTACCAGGAAACTTAAATTGATGTCCTAAAAACTCATGGTTTACTTGTCCATCAAAATTTGGGTTTGGTCTATCACAATCAGTGACAACCCATGCTGGGATTTCACCCAAAGTTAGAATAAATTTAAACTCTCTTTTTGGTTCAATCTTAACTGATGCCCATGGTGGAATTGGTGTTGCTTTGTTTGGCATTTTTAGTCTCCTACTCTCCTATTAATTAGTTTAATCCTCAAAAGATGCACCAGTGTTGGTAATAATGAAGTCAACAGCAACAAACTCAATTGCACGGGTTGGTTTCAAGTAAACCTTGGCGTACAGAATGTTTCTATCAACTAAGTCCGGTGTTGTTGTTGTCTCATCAAGAACCAACTTGTACTCATCCAAACCAAATCTTGCTTGAACATCTGATAAGAAGGGTTCTGCTTGACCAATGAATCGTGCCCATGTAGCACGAACGTTTGGTTCAAACAAGATACCAGCAGCGATGTTAGAAATACCTTTCTTGATAAAGATCAACAATCTACGAACGTTAATTCTATCCAAAGCACTTCTTGTAACCTGTAGAGTCTTCTGACCAAAGATTACAATGCCCTCATTTGGGAATGAGGCAATTGGGTTAATGTTGGCGTCGTATAGAAGGTCTCTATCTTGCGATGTAAGTTTCTCAGTTACGTTAACAACTGGTAGACCAACAATGCCGCTTGAAAGACCACCACGGTTGAATCCTGCTGGTGCAAACCATGGTGCTCTCACTCTGTCTGTGTAAGACATTGCGCCGATAGCGGCAACAGATGCTGGGACATATACTAACTGTCCTTCTAGAGTATCTCTAATCTGAACGAAGGGGTAGTAAGCGCAACCGTAACTTGAGTTAATCTGACGCTCTTTCAAGTTAGAAATTGTCTCACTTAAGTTAGGGTATACCTTACCGTCATCGTCTTCGTGTGAGGGTTGGAAGTCACCCTTTAGATCGATAACTGCTAGAGCGTCTGCTCTTGCCTCGGCAGTGTTAATGAGGTGTGTGGTTAACTGCTCATTAGTAATGCCGGGAACTGAGATTAAGTTGTATGGAACAAACTCAGGATCTTTAACAATATCAATTGTCTCTTTGACAGTGTTGTATGCATAGTTGGTTGTTTCTGTCTTACCATCTAACAAGGTGTTTCTGAAGGGGTCTTTCTCTGTGATGTCAAGACCATCAGAACCACCGTACATGGGCATTGTAAATCTATCAACACCCTTATCAAGTACATTCTTGTAGGTAAATCCTGACTGAGCAGAAATGGCATCACCATCTACTCTTGAACCTGAAACCCAACTTAGAATACCATCTGATGATCCAGATACAACTTCGTCAAGAGTAAAGATGTATTGGTACTCACTGTACGCGGTATCAGTTAGTGGCGCAGTGATAATGTCTGATCTGTTTCTATTCAAGTCGGCGTAATCGCGGTTAAACTTGTTACTTGTCTTAGAGATACCAGTCCAAACACCCCAGTAAGCGTCAGTTTGGTCTGCTAAACCATCTTGGTTACCAGAAATTCTCAATTCGTGAGATGGGTAAAGCAACTTAAGTCCTGGTCCCTTGAATCCACTAGCGCCGAGACCTGAACCTGTAATAATTAATTGGTCTTGAGCACCATCGAAGATATTTTTGGCACCTAGTCCAAATATGCCAGTACCAAAGTTATTCTGCTGAGTGTTTGTCTCTCTATCCACTTCAATATCTTTGTACTTTAAAGGACCGTAATATCCGAATGGCAACAATTGAGAATCGTAATCGTCAGCATCCATTTCAATTCTAATGTATTTTGAACTGTTAGGGTACTCACCTCTTGTTCTTAATCTTCTTGTAACTGGATCGAACTGTAAGAACTGATCGCCAATTTTTCTTGCAACATAGTCTAAAGAGTTTGCGTCTAAGTTACAATTGCTGAATCTCTCCAAAACAACTGGTGCTGCGTCTGTATCACTAGCGCGGCGAACTAGAACGTCAAATGTACCAAACTTATTGAACTGATCTTGCGAATAGTTAATATTGGCAATAGAAACCTTGAGATTGTTCTGTGCCCACTCAGCATGATCTAGGGCGTGGAACTTAAACAACTCAGTCATATTACCATATGTGTAAGAACCTGAAGCAGCAGCGCCACCCAAGTCCTGACCAAAAACCATACCTGTTGCTGGGTTATTTCTTGTTGTACCTCTCTCAAAAGGTATTTGCCTGTTACTATGTCTTGCATCAGAACCGGTTGCTAGGGGAATTATTGCACCCAAGTAAGTTGCATTGGGTGATCCCTGGGAAGCGCCACCAGATCCTGTAACTACACCTCGTGTTAATTTTTGACTAAACTCTCTAGCATAAGTCTCGCCCAACCAGTATCTCTCTCGTTGAGATGATTTAGTAATTGACTTATTGACTAATGCTGGGTTTGTGTTAAAAACATTTCTGAGATAATCTTTATTATTCTCATTCAATGAAAAACTTATGATACGATCTTTATCGTATCCAGTTGAACCTGTAATTACAACTGTGAATTTGCCGCTATCGTCTGATGCAATCAAAGTACACATACCAGTAGGCGCGGTATCAGCATTAACGTTTGAACCAAAGGTGTCTTTACCTACTAGTCCAACAAGACCGTCCTCTACATACCATGTTGCGACCAATGATCCAGTTCCGTGAGCGCTTTCTGTCTCAGAACCACTAAGTTGGTTTGGGAATACAAAGAGTCCGTAAGCAGAACCAGTTGCATCGCCTGTAAACTCTGGGAACTGTCCACCATGGGGAATATCAAGTCCAAGTGGGGAAACACCTGTGATTTTCCAACCTGCCTTTCCTGCTGTGGTTGCTTCAGTATGCTCAGAACCCAACATTCTAACGTAGGTGCAGGTTGATGAGTTTCTTAACCAGGATTGTGCAGTGTAAGTACCGTACATAGGAGACTGCTCATTGCCGTTTCTCCAAACATCATCAGACTTTCCACCTGGAACTGGTTCACCATATAACTGTACAAACTCAGCAAATGAGTCAACTGTTACAGGTCTCATTGCTGGACCATACTTTGCTCTACCAACAAACAATGGACCAGTCTCTGCTGGTTCGTTTGGTAGTTGTGTATTATCAATCTCGTTTAGGAAAACGCCGGGTGAAATAAACTTAAATTTTCTGGCACTCATAAAATATCTCCCAATTATGCTACAATAAATAGTTTAGAAATACGGCAAAGACTAGGGTCTATATCCGTCATCTGAGAATTCATTGATATCGCCCAACATAACATGTTCTCTAGGGAAACGTACTTCAACAAAATTTTCTTTTCTTGCAACTTGTGGACCTTTTTGATTTTCACCAGCACCCATAATGTATCCTATGACTTTTATCTTAATGCTTGCTTCATATACTTTTTCATTACTATCAAGATTGCTTATGTTACTTGTTACACCATAGTCTGTTTCTAAAAATGCCTCATAACTGTGTCCACTATCTCTAATCATGAATTGATTTATGTTATTGTTAAAAGTTGCAAAAGGTCTAATCATGTCGTTGATTTGTTGTTGATACTCTGCTCTTAAATTTATTTCATAATTCAAATCATGATAAATTGGCAAAGGAACTGTTGCCATTTCATAAACAACTTTTTCATTTTTAAATTTAAAGTTATTTTGTTTATAAAGTCTTAAACTTGTTGCATTTGCAAAGTTTTTAGTTTTAGATTGCTTGACTTTCCTAGCAATTGTTAATGTTGTTCCGTCACTATTAGCAAATAGTTTTGCTGGTATCGGAGAGTCTTTTGGATCTGTTTTTTTAACAGTTGTTCTTTGTACTGAGATCATTGGAAATTTTAAAGACTCAGTACCCAACTCTCTCATTTCTCTATCGTCTTTAATTTGAAATGCTCTCTCTTGAGTTAACCAAATGATTGGAACTTTGCGCCAACCATCATTACGAGTTGCGAATAAATCAATAGTTTGATTCAACCAATCGTAAAGCGCCATATCAATTGTTTCAAATGTAGAAGGGACTAGTGTATCATACTGCACTGAATATGCTGATTTATATAATTCATCAGCATTCTTACATGGGTAATAGTTTCCATCCTCTGTATGTGTTCCAACACACCCAAGAGTTTCTGCTTTTCTTAGAGCATCACGATAATTGTTAAACTTGTAATTTTCTTCAATATACTTTGGTAGCATTTAATAATCCTATGGGTTAAATTTTCCTTCTCTTGCTAAAATACAAGTTGCACTAATCTCAAAACTTCTATCTGTCTGATCAAAGAGTAGTTTTGGTTCACTCAATTCAACAATCTCATAATCGAAATCGCCATAGCGAACAAAGTCACCGACACGAACATAAAGATCCTGATCCTCTGTTAAGCGCCTCTTATGAAAATCGACTACAATTTGTGGTCTTCTATCAACACCGTACTTTGTAAACTCAGTTTTTGTACCATTCCACTTTACACGACTGTACACTCTAACTGGTGGTAAGTATGTTTTTTCTATTGCCTCGCCGTAAAGTGGATGATAATTTGAGTGTTCTCTTGAGATAGCAAAATAAAGAATTTGTTGACCAGCAACACGCTCAATAACCTCGTCATTGATCTGCTTAACAAAGTCTGCCTCTTTCTGCCCCGTAAAAAGTGGAGGCGGTGGCGCATCAGGTCTTGTCCATTTATCATCTGCCATTCTTTATTACCCTACAAATAATGGAACTGGGACTTGTTTGAGTGTTTCCGCAGTTGCCTTGGTCATATTAGAGTCTTTTGTTAACAATTTCTCATAAGTTAATTCGTCTAATACTGTCTTAAGTTCTGTTCTTAAATCACCCATTTCTTTTGCTGCTTCTGCCAACAAAGAAGGTGCATTAAGTGTAATGTTACCACCTGGAAGTGGAACGGCGTTGCCCATCTTTCCTCTGATCTGTCCAAGCATTTCCTTGCAAAGTGCTAGAGCAAATCTACGAATCCATTGCTTACCAATTGAGTTGATTGATGCATATGGAATATTCTGGAATGGTAGGTTGTTCATGTTATTGACACCCTTTGTTCCAGTTTTACGATCTGGATATTCCTCAAATGAATCTTTCTTTACAGTAAATCTAAAATAAAATCTATCTGGTGAACCAACAGTGCTTGGAGTTGGGAACAATCTTAATTTATTATTAATAACTTCGTATGAATAGTGTGAAGTTCTGGTGTAAATTGAATCTTCATACATTATTGCCTGAAGTTTGTTCTGCCAAGTTGGAACAATTTCAAAAGTTGAATCGTCAGCATATTGACCATATGTTGATAAGTTACCAATAACATTCAAACCACCATAATATGCAAAGAATCTCCACATTGATCTTGGTGTTTTGTAATAAACGTTTCTAATAATAATTTTATTATCGCCAACTGTGTCGCCGCTGTTTAATGTCAACGTTCCATTTGTAATTGATGAACTAACGATTTGCTGTAAATCGTAATCTTGCACACTAGCAGTTGGAACAAATGATGCTGTATAGTAAGTTAAACCACCACCAGCACCCGCTTCAGAAGCAATGCCTTCAGCAACTCTTCTTGTGTAATCAAACGTATATCTAGGAAGCGCCATTTCGATGTTAGAACCGCTTAAAGCATCACCAGCGACAATCTGTCCGTCTTCATCAAAAGAAGCGGTTGTAGCGCCAAGTAGGTTGTTTAACGAGTTCTTTGCTTGGTGAATGTTTACCAAGTATGAATATTCCAACACTGCTTCTTCATATGCTGCATAAACATTGTATTGAGTTAATTCAATATCTAATACATCGCCACCTAATTTCTTGTAAACAAAACTAACCTGATCTGCTGCACCTGAAGCAAATGCTGCGGAATCTGGTCCTTGCATATAAAAACCAAATGGTAATGGGTTGCTTGAAGCATTTACATTATCGGGTGTTCCTGTAATTGGCAAAATTACTTTGCTTGAATTACTTAACGGTGTTAAATCTGGTACTGACATTCACGTAATCTCCTACTATCTAAATAGTTTTATTAAAGAGAAACCCCCCACCCGTCGAAACGGATGAGGGGCAACCCTTAACTACGCATTAGCAATTAACCAACCAAGTTATGGCAAATTACTAGACCGTACATGTCAGGACGAACCATCTTCTTGGCGTAGCGAGTCATTACACCCTTACGTGGTGCAAAGTCCTCTGTACCAAAGATGGTTGGAGTGACCTGTAGTGGGACGTATGGAGCGTAAACGTAACCGCTCTCTAGGAAACTAGCACCCTTACGACCAACGAGAACTACGTTACGTGGGAAGTATGGGTCGACGTATACGTCAAACTTCTTAGAGATTGAACCAACGTTTACAGCACCAGCGGTACCATTTGAATCAACGCTGACGCTTGCGCGGAAACCAGCGGTGAACTCAAGGATGTTGGCAACTTCTGGTGAGCAAACTAGGAAGTTAGCACCACCGCGAAGTGTCTTTCTGTGGATACGAGCAGAAACGTCATTGATTGTCTCAATGAGGGTCTCGTACCACTCAGAAACGGTACCAGTAAACTCTGGGTAACCAGTTGAGGAACTGGCTTCCTCTAAATCAGCACCAGTCTCGCGGTTAACGAAACGACCGGGTTGACGTGACCAGTGTAGTGTACCGGCAGTTGCTCTCTTGATGAGGTCTTCTAGGATCTCACGATCGATTTCTAGAGCGACCTGCTCAGAAAGAATACCAGTTAACTCTACCTCGGCGTCGAGGTTGTGGTAAGCGTTTAGGTCTTGACCTAACTCTGGTGACCACTTAGCACGTAGTTTCTTAGTTACTGCTGTTACAGCAACTGAATCTACTTTGATGTCGATCTCTGGGATCTCATTGCTTACATCACCAAATGTTGGGGCAGCACCCTCAACGTCACCTTCTAGCAACCAACTTGCTGTACCAGCGACTGAACCGGGATCGCCCAATCCTGTTGCGAAGTTATCAGCAGTAGCGTACTGAACTCTTGCGACTGTCTGATCAACTGGAATGTTGGCAGCAGCGTCAAGAAGAGCAGTAGAATCATTTGCTACGTTAACGGAAGCAGTTGTGGTGAACACTGAGAAGATTCTAGCGTTGTTTGGTGTACCGTTTGAAGCAGTAGCATAGGTGGTCAAACGACGAACCTGTGTTAGTGAGAACTGAGCAGCAGTACCTGATAGGACTGCACCATTCTCGTCACGGTAAGAAATAGCAACCAAGTCATCACGGTTGAGTTGTGGTAAGTCAGTTGCCTCACCCTCAGCGATGATGATACCAGTTCCTGATGGTAGATCTGGATCGTAACGAAGAATTCTTCTTGCCTCTTCGATTGTGATCTGGTCAGCAGGATCGTTATCCATGAACTGGAATAGACCTGATGAGTCGATAGCACCTGAAGCGACAACTTCTAGACCGACGTTCATGTCAGTTACTGCACCGGAAACTGGTGAGGAGTAACCGTTGTTTAGACTGTAAAGTGACTTTTCAGCGTTACGACCGGTTAGTGATACACCACCTGTGATTGCCTGACCAACAACGCCACCACCGTAAACGGAATCAGCAGCGTCATCACCTAGACGGGCATTTGCCTTCTGGAAGTCTAGGAAGAAGATGAGACCACTTGGTAGACTCATTGGTTGAACACTAACGAGATCGTTAGCGAGTAGACCGCCGAATACACGACGGACGATTGGGAATGCGACGGCGGCGAAACCTTCGACATCACCTGCTGCCATTGTGGAAGCCTCACGTAGAAGTTCCTTGGCTTGGTTCTCTAAGAGACGGGACATGTTGTCCTTTGTTCTATCATCACCGAGACCCTCAAGTAGACCTGTTTTTTCCCATTTGGAAACTAGGGCAGCGCCTTCTTGACGGAGGTCACGAGCAACGATGTTTTCTGTTAATCTTTCGACTATGTTTGACATTGTTTAATCCTCCTTTTGATGTTTAATGCCTGCTAAAATTTGCATACGATCAGCAAAGATGTTACCTTCGTTAACAACTTGCTTTTCGTCGCTTTTTCTTGCTTTTAGCAATAAAGATGTTGAAGATCGCTTGCCTACTGCCTCACTCAATGATTCCGGTTGCTTATTTGTAGTAGCATTGCCCACTGTGCTTTTTAGAGTTTCATAGACAATCTTCGCTTGCTCAGATGTCTGAGCGTTATTAATGGACTCGACAAGGTTACCCTTTTGTCGCTCATTCAGGGAGTCGTCCATTAAAGTTTTGTTTGTGTAGAACAACTTGCTGTTTACTAGTTTGATCTCTTCAAACTTATCTGCAATATTCTGCACGGTTTCTTTTAGTTTTTGGTTAGACTCAGTTAATTCTTTATTGGTCTTAACCAAAGATTCGTTCTTGCTTTCTAATTTAGAGTTCTCTTCTTCAACGGCGAGCATGACGTCCATTAACATTGCTTGTTCTGCCTGCTGTGCCCTTGTTGCACCAAAAGCGGTTGTTTGTCCCTCTGGAACTGGATCAAAGTCAAACTTCATTGACTCTTCCAACTCTTCTTCAAGTTCTACCATGTCTTCAAGTTGCTCATCGGTGTCACCCATTTCGTCTAAGACATCAGAAACTTCATCAACTATTTCACTTAGATCGTATTCTTCTTCAAAAATATCTTCTTCCAATTCAACTTCTTCTTGAAGTTGTTCTTTTTGAACTTGCTCAAAGAGAGATTTAACATCAATGTCAACCACCTCATGTGCCTCAAGATCGCTTAGTTCAGTGTCTTCAGCAAAAGCATAACCTCTGCCCTTCTCATCTGCCTCTACAATCTGCTCATCAACAGTCTTATTCTCTTCGAAATCATTTTCTTCCATAAGTTTCTCAACTGCTTCTTTAATATCGGTTGAATATTTTTCTACAACTGCTTGTTCAGCGCTCTTAATTGCTGCTTCTCTAAGGGCAGTTGCGTCGATAATTGCTTGTTCTAACATAGATGACATAAGTAAACTCCTAATTTACGCTACAATAAATAGTTGTAAAAAAGGTAAAATGCTTTATGGAATTGGGCGGGGAAGTATTGGTACAAAGACATAACCTAACGAGGTGACCCACTCGTGAACATCAAATCCGTGCCACTCTGTTTGTATCCACTCAACAGAGGGTGGTGGAGTGACATGTCCCCAAATACCAATAACTCTGTATTTTGTAAAATTTTTCTCTATTTGTATTCCTACCTGACCTGCAATAGATTCAGTTTGGATATAATAAGTTATTGGTTGTGGGCATGTAGACATATTATTTATTCCTATTATTACACATCAACTATTTCCCAAGTTAATTTAAATCCTTCGGCGTCCTGACTAAAGAACCCGCCTGCGCCATAATAACCTGACTGGTCAAAGATAATGGTAACTGTACCGCCATCAACACCATTAATAACTTGATCTTGTGTTGGAGCATTGGATCCTCCATCTGTCATACTACCGTAGAAGTTTAGAATACCTGAAGTGGTATTAAAGAAACGTAATTTTTCGTTAAAGTTGCCGTCGCCAGGACCCATTTCAAACTCTCTCATTGTAATTACAACTTTCTTACCTGCGCCTGGAACAATGTAAGTTGTGTAGTCGGTTTGTGAATAAGTACCAGTTGGACCGCCATCATCGTAAAGAGTACCAGCGGTGTCTGTAATGTTCTGCCCTGCGACCTCATCAATATTATAAGTGACTCCACTATCGCCACCTCCTCCAGAGGGAGCAGGAATCGCGGGAGCATCAGTTCCTAAGTTATGTTTTCTTAAAACTGCTCTCGACAACCTTCCCATTTCGTCGTCTGTAAGGGCTCTTGTGACAGCGATAAATGTTCCAATTGAACCATTGAAGTTAAGTACTGTTGTGCCGCGAGCACCCATGAAAAGCAATTTATCACTTACCCAGGCACTATCAATGTTGTATGTGTTGCCGCCTGTGTAAGTTTGTGCGGCTGTCATTGCAACACCATTTACAAATGGTCTTGTGGTTGTGCCAGCAGAGCCGCCTGCGCCGTTGCGATTATAAACAACGCCATGAACTATTGGTAAATCAACATCAACATTTGTTCCGTTGCTGCCAGCAACGCCGCCTGTGTTGAGTCCATCTGGGTGTTGGTCTTGTGCATTATATATTGTATAATCAGCCGCATCGCGTTCGACGCCTGCTGTAAACCCGTTTACATTGTACCACAAAGCATCAAGTTCTAAAATTGTTTTAAAACCGCTGCCACCATTTACTTTTGCAAAATAAATCAAAGATAATGCTTTTTTATTATTTAGTTGCGAAACAACTGCTGCTGATCTAAAAGCATTGTTAGTGCCGTCAAAGTCGAGAACTGGTTTATTGTTGTATAAACTAAAAGAAGGTTTGCGGTTTGCAACATCTTGTGCTGTGAAGTGAGTATCAAATGCTCCAAGCGAATCAAACCACTCATTTACTGTTTGACCAATATCAACAGTAATTGAACCTGGATCTAAACAAAAAAGTAAGTCATCCCCAGCAATAGATTTTACAATGTTTAAAAATCCACCGGACTTATCTTCTTCAGTGGTAACTCCAGAAGAACGACTTGATAAAGACCCGCCTTTTCCGCCGAAGCCACTTATTATCATTAACCTACTCCAGAGGTTCCTGACCAGTTAGTTTTTAGTTTGGTTGATGGAATGCCAGTCATGCCAGCAATTACAGAAGCGGTTGTTGCAGATGAATCACCTGCAATAAAAACTTTTGATACTCTAAATTCACCAGTGTATGATTCACCGTTATCTAATATAAAGTAATTGTCTCCATGTCCAGATGGAGCACCCGATCCAGTAATTCCTGCTGCGCTAAAACCAACTCTGAGTTTTGCTGATGAACCACTGTGTTCATTTACAACTGTTACAAACTTTGTAACATATGGGAATGGGACCTCTGTGGCACCTTCACCATTCAGAATACTCTGAACAAGAACAGATGCGGTGGCATATGGAATACCACTGGTCTGGTATTGACCAACTGCGCCAACACCGGGACTGTTATACTGAAATCTTTGATCTGCATAACTTGTATTTGCTTGGATGTTTCCGTTATCTGACATCTTTCTCTCCGCTCTGTTTCATAAATAGTTTCTTTAAAACTCTTTTTCTTCTTAACTTATCTCTTCTTCTTTTTACAGAGGGTTTTTCATAGTACATTCTTTTTTTGCACTCTTCGATAATCCCCTCTCTCTTTACCTTTCTGCTAAATCTTTTGATTAGCGCTTCACCTGATTCGTTTCTTCTTGCTGTCACATGGACGTTAGTTGCACTCATTTTAACCTCATATTAATTTTGACCACTTATCGCCGCCAATGTTTAAAATTCCTGAAATATCAATACCAGCATCATCTGGTGCAACACCTGCAAGTGCGCTGCCTGGACCGCCTGATTTTGATTCTTGCATTGGTGTTGTGCCTTCAAATAAATCAACACCACCGTAAGCATCTTTATTAATTGCGCCTAAAAGAGTTTTTCTTGTTTTATTCAACTTTTTCTCTTTTGCTTGGCGTCTTTTCTTTGCATCTTCATCACTCTCATATTTTTTCTTTTGCTCAGTGATTTGTGCCTGCTGTGGTTGAGCGCCCATTCCCTTTACAACCTCAGAGATGATTCCTGAAATTAAATTTGACTCAACTAGTGCCTCTTGAATACACTCTTTGATAATGGGTTTCAACATTTTCTTAAATTGTTCTTTCTTCATTTTAATCCAAAATTGAGTTTAGTAATGAGTTCACACGATAATCTTTATCGTGAACCTTTAACTCTTTTGACTCCCTAATTTTTTGTGGGTTCATGAATGCACCTGGAGTTGATGGATCAGCAACAATATCAAAGCAGATTAAAGTAAAATCTTCTTGAACAATGCTTGTACCGTTTGACTCATTTACAACAGATCCAAGACCTCTTGATGAAATACCAACTTGACCACCTGATTTAACAATGCCTTTTACGATCTCACCACAGGGAGTATCTAAAATCTTAATAGCACCCATGACGGTATCACCATCCATCCAATAACGAGTAACCATGTGCGATGCATTCTTTAAATCAACAACTGATGTGTCTGGGTGGTCCAACTCACCGAATGCTCTCTTCTGCTTGATAAGCATATCGTAGTTTTTCATCTCTCTTTCAAGAACGTGAGATGGATACTTTCTACCATTACCGTTTTTGGTATTACCCTTTTGTAAAATACCAGTTAGATACCAAGCGTTATTTTTTTTGATATCTTGCTTTTCTGCCTCAGTTAAAAGATCTTGACAGTATCCACCTTCACAAAGGGCATAATATTCTCTTAATAATACCTTGTCAGACATTTATTCGTCCTCCACTTTTGTGTTTAATTCTGGTGTGGATGGTTCTGCGCCAACTTGCTCTCTTTTCTTTTTTGCATCATCGACTGCACTATGCATGTGAGTTAAAAAGTCTGATACTAATTTAACAACATCTCCACCTGGAACGCCTGCCTGAACCAATGCAGGTCCTGCGATTTCAGCGATCTCTGCTGCAACAGCGTCAATGATATTGCCTTGAGCGGCAATCATCTGCTTTATTTCTTTTTCAGCATCATCAACAATGCCCTGAATATCGGGTGTATCAGCAGCACCACCGGCATCACCGTCCATAGCACCGTAATAACCAACTCTCTCTTGAATGAGAGATGTTATGACCATCTTTTTAATCTCACTTAGATTCATCAAAATTCTCCTGCGGGCGTCACCCGCCCGATACAACTGCCCTTGCAGCAAAGGCGTGGAGGTTGGAGCATCCACTTAGTTTCAACGTAATTGTTAATTCCCTTTGACATTTATTCCCTCGTCTCCGAAAACAGTACAGAGCACATATGATGTCCCTGAACTCAACCAACCGCATAAAAGCATGTTGATTATATTATACTCAAAAGTAAATAGTTCAGTACAAGGCGAAATTAGAAAAACTAATGCACCAACCCAAAATCCTGTACACATGGGGCATTTTAGTAAATCACCTAAAAAACCATATTTGGGTCTTATACCATTAAAAATTGAACCATATACCAAAATTTGTGTTAAACCATAACACGTTAATACGAACCAAAGTAAAGACATTTATATCCTGTAAAGTAAACCGTAGTATTGTGTATAGAAAGGATCCATTGTACCTTTCTTTTTCTGCTGTGGGACTTCGCCGTATTCTGTGCTGTCCTCTGCGTCTGGGTCTACAAGCATTTTATCAACTTCAAAATCATAATCAAGCACTTTCTTAAGCGCTGGTAACTCTTCTCTAAAGAACATAAAAATATTTAAAAGAACTACTTTAATGACATCAATTTTTTTATTTGCTGGATAAGTTGCTTCAATGCTGCCAAAAATATTTCCACCCTTAACAGTGTCGGGCAAAATAACACCCCTATGCTTTAAAAAATTAAAAAATGAATCTTGGTGAGGGTACGCTTCTGTCTTAGAGAATTTTTTCACAAAAGTCATGATCTTCTTTTTGTCTGGATTGATTACAATATCAAAAAGTGGGTGATCATAAATAATGTAATTATTATCTAATGTTCGTCGAATATCTAATGAAATTGGTTGTGATGGAATGGGTTCAACACTTACATCAATTGATGTTGGTTGTGGTTCAACAACAGATATAGTAATCTTATCTGGTTTTTCCTCATCAATCTTAACTTTGATTTCATCAATACTAATCATTGTTTCCAATCTCACTCACAAGTTGTTGCATTTTCATAATTTGCTTAAGCATATCTTCATTGATTAACTCGCCCTTAAATCCATCAATTACAGAAGACACTTTATTAATTTTTTCCTGCAATTCGCCTTCAAACTTTGCGTTACCAATTGCCTCTTTAATTCTTGTCAATTCATCATTAAGGTACATCTTTAATTCAAGACCATTGTCTGCAAATGATGAGATATACTTTGACAATAAGACTCTTTGTTCCTCTAGAAGTTCATTGTAGTGATTGTTAAATTTAGAAGAGAAGATTCTCATTGTTGCATTATTAATCTTTTTTTCTTCATTTAGTTGTTGAGGAAGTGAAGACATGTATTGAACAACAACATTTTCCATTAGAACTTTGTTTTTAATCTTTGTGTTTGGTGAAAACATTTGATAAACGCTTGCTAATGCTTTATAGTTTGGCACGAAGTTAGAAAATACATCTTCACTCAAGTTGTTGTGAATCTTATTGATAAGACGTGTCTGTGCTTCAAACAACTTTTCAGCATTTAATCTCTCACGTTCTTTACGAACGTATCCAATAATCTTCTCTGCTGCGTCTTTAGTTGTTCCGCGTGTTTCTACAATCTCTTTGTAAAGATTTAAATCTTGCTTTAACACACTGTTGTTGTTAAAGAACTCTTTTATTACTGCCATTACAGCAGATTTTCTTTCATTATCTTTTGCAACAACGCTTTTAGTCAATTCTCTGACTAGTGCCTCATATAAAAATGCAGTATTTCTTCTCTTATTATGATTCATTCTATAAATCCTCTGATAGTATTCTATCCATTTCCTCATTCAATGAAGACATTTTATTTTCAAACTCTTCACTATAATTAGATTTGTTTTCTTTAACAAGCGTACCTATTGATAATGCCTTATTAATATCGCGTGGTTTTCTTTGTTTAGTTGCACCCCAGGACTCTTTACGACCTGCTTTCTCTCGCTTGTCATGTTTAACAGACCAATACTTTTTTCCTTTAGAACCTTTGGTCGTGTGGGAACCATCTTCGTATTCTGTATAAATTGCTGCTGGTTTATCTGGTTTCTTGCCACCACCTTCTGGAGTTGCTAATAGAACGTCTTCACCGCCGCCTGCTTCTGGTTCGGGTGCTGGAGTAGCAGGTTCTGGTGCAGCAGGTTCTGGTGCGGTTTCTAAACCAGCAGTAACTTCAGTTTCGGGGGCAGCAATTTCTCCACCAACCTCAGTATCGCCTCCTAGTCCAATATCACCAACACCGCCGAATCCACCACCGGTCAATGTTTCAGCAGCAAGTCCTTCACCTTGTTCGGTTGCAATCTTTGCCAATGCTGTTTCTATCTGCTTATCGTGGAATTTCTCTCTTGTGTTTCTGATTAGTTCCTGTTCTGATATGCCTAAAATATTTTTTGCAATCCAGCGGTTGCTATACACGTCAGACCTTGCAGTTGAAGCAATCTCTAGTTTACTCTTCAAAGTTTCTAATTCCTGCATAGAAGCGATTCTGGATGGGTTGTGCAACTTTATATTAAAGTTTATTAAATCATTTCCTCTGTAACCAAGAGTGTACAAGTGAATTGTTGCCATTTTATCTAATTCTGCAACAACTGCCCTCTGAATTCTTTGAATTGTTCTTGCAAACCTAATATCTTTTTGAGAAAGTGCTGCTTGTTCTTCAGTTCCACCTTCACCTCGAATCAAGTAAGACATTGGAATTTTAATTGCAGCGAACAACTTGTTTTGTAGGTATTTGATATCATCAATAGCAGTTCCCCAAGTATCGCCTTGAACTTGACTAATATCTACTGATGCTTGTCCATTCCTTGTTGGGATGTAATAGTCCTCTTCAATTGATAGTGGATTGTAACGTAAATCAACTCTACCACTTGTATCATCAACAACTTGGTGGCGCTTCATCATAGTGATGATTTTCTGCATGTATTGCTCTACTTCTTCTGGTGGAATACCACCAACATCAATTTTAAATTGTTTTCTTGATGGCGAGCGAACAACTCTGTACGCAATCATAGCATCTTCAAGAAGAGTTAATTGCCTCCAGATTCTACGACCTGGATCTAAAACAGATGTACCGTATGGGACATACTTATCATTACCTAAAACTCTAAAGTGCGCCATCTGCCAATTTTCAAATGTTAACCCACCTGTATTCCATTGGTATTGAACGTAATTTGGATTAGATTGATCAGTGCCTTCCATTCTCTCAATTTCACTTACTGGGAGACCAATAAATGACTTGATACCAATTTCCTCATCAATATCTAGATATCCAAAGAAATCACCGTATTTGCACATGGAGCGCACCCAACCAAAAAGGTTAGCATCAATATTTAAAACTTTGTGAAACAGTGTTTCTAATATATCTTTAATTTCTTCATTTTGACAGTCAATAATTAATGATCTATGAAATTCAGAATGTGTTGTGATTTCATCAGCATAAATATCTAAAGCAGATGCTAACTCGGGCATAAATTCCATCTGATCAAAGTCAGCGTACCTTTCAACGCGATTATAGTTGTTCATCATCGCAGTTGAGATTGATTCGTATGGATTGTATGACTTTCTTTTAAATGACTGACCGCCCACTGATCTAAATTTAGATCCATACTTGTCTACTGAATACTTTCGATTATTTCTTACTTGTTGTGCTCTGTAGTTTACAATTGGACCGGAAAATAGTCTTGTTAGTCTTTGGAACAGAGGACTGTTTGGATTTCTTGGATTGTTTTTATTGTCTGCCATTGGTCAGTTCCTATTTCATAAAAAACGGTAGTTTATGTATCTTTACTGTTTTTTGTTTTGCGTTGCCACCATAGATATAATTATCTTGCTGATTCCTTTCCATCCCAACAATTCTAGTATCTAATGACTTATTGCTTGTCATTATAGCAGAAAGCATAGATTTTTTATACTCTATTTCTTGTTGATTTGCAGTTAATGCTGTATCTCTTACCCAACATCCAATAGCACACGCCATAACTAAGTCATCATTATATGAACGCATCGCTTCTGCTTTGCCATTATTCCAAATAAATGTTTTTAATTCGTTAAACAATCTTTTTGATCTAATCTTTAATACCTTATTACGAATAAACTCTTCTAATTTAGCGATAATCATAGGTCTGGTTTTAACTGTGGTGGAAAAACCAGCAATCACAGATGTTTGTTCTGTGTAAGATGTCTCAACATACTCGTGTGTTGACTTCTTTGAGTGGTAAATGTTTGGGTGACCGTAATCTTTTAATTTTGTTAATACGGTCATACCAACTGAGTTATTCTCTACAACAGTCATGCACATACCATAACTCTTTGATGTGTCATAAATTATACGTGCAAAACTATCAAGTGGTAATTTGCCTTGATATTCACAGCAAATCTCCATAGTATCGGATTCAAACACATAGAAGGTAGAGTTATCTTTACCATCACCACGGGCAACGTCAGCAACCATGAAATATTTTTTACCTTCCTCTGCATTTTTCCAAATCCACAGGTTGCGATCAAATCCAGTTTTGTATTCTGGTTCTAACAATTCTTCATTTTCAATACGAACTAAATCCTTACCATTGATGAGAGTGTCACCGGACATGTTAAAGTTACACTCTAACTCCTGTGCAATCTCTCTTGCAGACATGTTGCGAGTTTCTTTTTCAAACCACGCTTGATCTCTGTCTGGGTGGACATGCCATGGCAAACTGATTGGATTAAAATCGTTTAGACCTTGCTCCGCTTCTGAATATAGTTTGTGATAAAGGTTACCAACACCCTTTGGAGTTGAGATAATAATGCAATCACCACCAGTTGATAGAGTAGGATACAAACCTGCCCACAAGTCGTCAAGACCTTCAATGATCGCTGCCTCATCAATAACAAGCAAAGAAAGTGCTTCTGAACGACCAGCATCGCCTGATGTTGAAATTGCTTTTACTTGTGAACCATTGGACAACTCAAAAGAGTTTTTGTTATCAATTACCAACTCTGTTAGTTTCATCCACTCAGGAATTGCTTTTAGAGCAAACTTTACCTTTCTAACCAAGTTTGCAGCGGTTGATAGTTTGGTTGCCATTACGACAACATTTTTATTCTTATGGAATAGAACAAACCACGCAATATAAACAGCAGAAACAGTTGAGAGACCCAACTGTCTTGCCTTTAGAATAATATTGAAACGATTATCTTGAAAATCTTTTACAACATCTTTTTGGAAAGGATACATAGAGAAGGGAATTGTTCCCTTCATTGGGTGAGCAATCTTTCCGTAATTGTTGATAAAGTAGTTTGGGTCTTTACCGCAGGCGATAATCTCTTTCTTTATCTGCGTCTTGGTTAAACCACGCGCCATTACTTCCCGTATTTATGTGTCTTTAAGAAATCTCTAATTGGATCGAATGGTTTCTTCTCTGGTTCAACAACACCCGAACCTAAACCGCCAATAGTGTATACCTTTGTTGCTTGGATCCAACTTCTCTTGCGATTCATGTACTGTAAAAGAACGTCAGCATCACCGTCTGGATTTAGAGATAAGGTCTTACCTGTTGCATTTTTATACTGCTTCTTAAGAAACTTAACAATATTGGCAAATCTCTGCTCGACTTCTGCCTCAAAAGCGCTTGGTCCTTTCTTGTGTACCTCTGGCATTGGTGCTTCTGAGTGGTAATTGACAATTAGTTTATTGCCTGCCATCTTTACGCCAAAACCATCCATACAACCATCTCTGGATTGTAGCATCATATCTTTTTCATCGCGGCGTAATCCAATTTTTTCGCCGCCATCATAAGCATAACCCATTGCTTGACTAATTCCTCTTAGGACTTCTAGTGCTTCTTTAGACATTATCTGGTCTCCAACCTTGTTTCCATCTCTCTTCCCTGCCTTCTACATATTGTATATAACAGTTCCGACAGCATTCGTATTTTGTTTCGTACAGCATGTCCTGCTGTTTTAGAATATTTGAGCATACATCACAAACATTCTTACTATCCTTCTTAATTAGTTTTGCAGAAAATAAAAACCCCTCACGCTCTTCAACGCGATCGGCAGACAATTCTTTAATCTTATTTTCTTTTAGTTGTTGAAGGTATTCTTTTTCTTTTTCCGGCGTCCAATTAGAAGAGGGACTCTGAACTGCTTCCTCACCGTACTTTTGTTTTATTGCCTTCTCTAATCCAGCGATGTAGTTTAGGTCTTTTTTCATTTACTCGCCTGTGCGGCGGCATAGAAGATGCCGATGGACAAACCCACACCGGCTACAAAACCGCCAACAAACCATAATCTACTATAATCTGGTTTCTGTGATTTTTTAAGGGCAATCTCTAATCTTTTAACTTCGGCATTCTTGAGGTTCATTAGAGCGTTGTGCTTTTTCTTATCTGAATCCTTTTCTATTGTTAGGATTCTTTTATTAAAGTCGCACTCTGATTTTAATTTTTTAATCGTGTAGTTCTTATCGATCTCGCAGATTTTAACTGCCGATTCTCTTTTGACAGTTATGGTTGCTTCTGCTTTCTTATCTAGTAAGATGCCGTCGAAAGGTGCTTTCTGCCCTTTCTTTATTGCTGCTACTTTACCATTAGCAAAACAGAGTGCTGGTAAAAGAATTATTAGTAAAATGATTGCTGTGATTCTCATTCTTCGACCTCAACAATCTCTAAACCAAACTCATCAGCAAGAGCAGACACTCTTTCCTCTTCAGGCATAGCAACGATTTCTTTGATTCTTTTCTTCTCTTCTTTCTTGACTTTTTCGCCTGCTTGTTTTCGTTCTTCTTCAAGTGCTTCCACAGCAACCTTAAAATCTTCAGTTGCTCTTTCTTTCTCTACTCTTTCGTGCTTGTGAGTTTCGTTTATAACTTTTAATTCTTTTTCGTTTTGTTTTGCCTTCTCTTCGTAAAGACCACCTAAAACATCTTTATCAAATAGAAAAAACTTGTGGAGCACAAAACCTAATGCGATTAGTGCTCCAACCCACCAATAATTTTTAATGTAAAACCAAACTTTTTGGAGGATTTGTTTGGTGATTAACCAGTTCATTATGCCTCTTCTTCGGTATCTGCTGGTTCTTCATCAGTCAACAATGGACTACCTTCTGGTAAAACAAAGTAAAAACCTTCCTCAGCAAACTGATTTCTATCCATTGGCATTTCTTTGCCGTCTATATCAGTCCCACCTGGAAAAGCGGTAATCAAAGATAAAACTTTTTTGTCGTCTAATTCACCCAACTCTGATGTAATTAAAGTGATTTTGTTGGTGGAGTCTCTTTCGCCAGCAGTAATTTTTACATTTTCCTGTCTTCCATCGGGCATTGTATAATCTTTCATATCAGCGACTTTTTCAGGATCGTCTAATTTAACACCCATATCACCAATATCTTCATCCATTTCAACACCCAACCATTTAACTCTGTCACCTGCTTCTTCTGAAGGGTCTTTGCTTAATAAATTTTTTATTGTATCTTTTAGATCAATATCATCTTTAAATAGAGATCCCGGTGCATCGGCATCCATATGTCTATCTTTTACATGTTCTAGTGAATCTTCTGAAACAAATAGGACATATTTGTCACTGTCGATCATATTGTCTTCACTTGCTTGTAACTTTCCTTTAAGATAAGGGTTCGCGTCAATAAGTTCTTGTGCTTTGTCTAAATCTACTTGCTCTGCTAAGAACTTATTAAAGTTCTCCATTATGAGTTTCATACTTTTCATTGTTTATTTACCTTTGAAACGGGCAACGACATCAACGAATCCCTGTGTACCGACGTATGCTGTGGCGATTATTATCCACTGCTCTGAATCTACCTTCTCGGCAAGGAGTAGACCTGTTGTTGTTAACCATACCAAAAGTTTCTTTGATACGAATCTTTCTAAATGTTTATCTGCAAATGCTTTTACTACTGCCACCATTCTATCCTCTCTGGTTATTGATTGACGTAAGCGTATCCGTCTTCGGTTTTAGAGATTTCAATAGTCATATCGACAATATCTTTCAAACTCTCTATGTGAGTAATTAGTAATGTAACATCGAAATATCCTTTTACAAGATCTAAGATCCTTACAAAACCTTCCATGTTTTCAGCATCTAAAGCAGTTCCTGGTTCGTCAAGTATGAATAAATTTGATTTTGGCATATTGCTTACATTTAGTAGAGCAATTCTAATAGCAACAGCAGCAAGGGTCTTCTCTGCACCTGAACAAGTTTCAAGTTGTCGTGGGTCATGCTTTGGATGCTTAATTAGAATGTTTAGTTTATTCTCACTATTCTCAAAGAACACCTCAAACTCAACAATGTTAGATAGAACTTTAGCAATCTCCGTATTGATTACTGGCAATGCCTTCTTGATTACATCAAATGCGATGCCGTTAGAGTGCATACAAGTCATGAATAGGTCGTAAGCAGAGTATTCTGTGTTTAATCTATTCTTCTCTGTCTTGAGGTCTTTTAAGTTCTCTAGTTTCTGCTCTAATGCCCCTTCTTTACCAACAAGTGTGTAGATCTGGTCTTCACAATCTTGTAGTTCCTGCTCTGTTCTCTCTTTGTTTGTCTTTGCAAGTTCTAACTCCGACATAACCTTTTCGATATTCTCAAGAACCTCTTTGTGTTCTTCGTAGTAATCGGCTGTCTCGTTTAACTCTTTAATCTCGCCCTCTAACTTCTGTAAGGCAGAGTTAGTCCGCTCTAGGTCCAAGTTTAGATTGGTTAACTTAGATTGCTCATCCTTTCTCTTCTCAGTTAATCGAGTCCAGTTATTGATAGTGCTGCCGACCTTCTCAACGTCAATGTTAGATAATTCACCAGCATTTAGTTTTAACTTGTCTTCAACCTCAGACAAAACCTTCTTTGTGATAGAAAGATCCTGCTTTGCATTATGAGCATCTTTGATGAACTTACAAGAAGTTAAGAACTTATCTCCACAAGGGATGTCTGTTAGAATCTCGATCTGACGTAGACTCGTTTCCTTTTCCTTTTCTTTCCTTTGTTGCTCTCTCAAAAGAGAATCAATCTTATCTTGTAGTCCGTCCGCTTCTTCCTTTTGCTTGTTGAGATTTAGAATATCAATTGTCTCTAATAAAGCATCTGCCTTCTCTAAAAACTCTTCCTTATCTTTGATCTCCTTATTTAGAGAGTTAATCTTCTCCTTGAAAGATTTCTCGTTATGATTCAATCGTTCTAAGTCCTGACGAACCTGACGAATAGAGATTGGATCCTCTGGAATCTGAGTAAGTTTATTTTCTAACTCAGCGATCTCTTCAATCACAGAACTTAAGTTTTGCTTTAGTTCCGTGCATAAGTTCTTTTGTCTTGCTACTGCTGCACCTGCTCTAAAGATGTCGTTCTTAGTCTTCTTGATATCTTCATCATAATCAACATCTTGAACCCTGCGAAGCGCTCCTCGTAAATCAGCAGCATCTTCCTTTGCTAACTTAAACTTCTTCTCAAAGAACTCTAAGTCAAGGAACTTTGCTAAAATTTCTTTACGGCGGGTTGATCCCTCGTTGATAAATCCTAATGCTCCCAACTGAGAAGACATAGATGTGTTTAGGAAGTCGTCTAAATCTCCGAAGACGTTTCGGATTGCTTTGTCTGTTCCACCTCGTGCCGTCTGATTGAGTGAACCAATCTCTCCTGATACCTGGTCCACATAATCAAAGTCTGCTTGGGTCTTTGCTTCATTTGTAGTCTTGCCCTTAAGTTTCTTAACATATTTATCGGACCTGCGGGTGATTTGATAAGTTTTATTGTTAGCCTCAATCTCCACCAAACCAGATCCATAATCTTTGTTTTGGTTGATAATGTTGTAAGTCTTTCGAATATTTTTAGAAGTATTATTATAAATTGTGTAAAGTAAAGCATCAATGACGCTAGACTTTCCGCTGTAATTCTTACCAAAGATTCCAACAGTGCCAGACAACTTATCAAAGTCAATAGAGTTGCCCTCACCATAATTGAATAGATTGTCCCAACTAAACTTCTTAATGCGCCAGTGGACGTTTCTAGAAATGTCTTCGCTCTCCTCAACAACCTTGTTGTACTTTGAGTTAAGAGCGAAAACTTCATTCAGTGTGTCCTCCCCGACATTATAGTCTTTAAGGTACTCTTTAATTAGATCTTGCTGTGTCTTCTCATCGCGTAAGTTTTCAAACAATTCTGTGTCAACACTATTTTCCACCGACAAATCGCCGCTGTTCGCTTTATTAAGGAAAGTAATACTCTCGGGTTTAAAACGATGTTTTGCGATGTCTACTGCCCTTCTGAGGCGCTCTAGAGGTATGTTTGTATCTGCTACTAATCGTAGTCTTGCACCATCTGGACATTTAAAACCTTTTGGAATTCTACCCGTCTTTGTTAGACGGATTGTAATAAATGGTTTTGGATTTACAAAATTAATTTTTTCTCTGCTGAATTCAGTTTTGGACTGAATATCCCAGATGAACATACCCTTATCGTCTGTCTCACCAAAGTTTTGCTGAATTGTAGAACCAGCATAAGCGATTGTGCCTTCCTTATTTAAGATTTGAGTTTTATGGATATCCCCAAGCATAGCATAGTCACAATCATCAAAAATAGAAATGCTGTGCTCTCCGTGCTCCATAACGAATCCAATGTCGGTTCGGCTATATTTAATCGCACCATGGTAAAGTCCTATGTTAATTTTATCTGGGTCAGTTGGTTTGACCCAATTTTCTTCATCGAACACTGATAAAACATTTAGACAAAACTTATCATCTAAGTGTGTCTCGCCAGCATCTTTGAGTAGATGTAAGTTTGGATGATTCAAAGCATCCACAATAGGAGTAATAGCATCCTGACGATAAGAGTTTCGTAGGTTGCCATCATGGTTTCCTAAAATAATGTATGTGGGGGCAATATCTCCCAAATTCTTCAGGAAGTCGGAGCATAACTCAACGAACTCTGGTGAGATTTGGGTCTTTGTGTGTGCGATATCGCCACAGTGGATAATGTAATCCACTTCCCGTTCTTTCAAAGAAGCATAAAGTTGCTTGAATACTGCTTTATACTCTTTATGATATTTTAAATTTTTTATGTGTGTGTCTGCTATGTGTGCAAATCTCATGCAACCTCGTCAATCAACTGATACAATAAGTTTAATCCACCCATATCAGTTGCGTTCTCAATTCTCTCTTCTACCACTTCTCTTGGCATCGCTGCAATATCTTCATATCCAGATGTGTCAACCTTCTTAACATCAATGCCATAATTCAAAAATAACTGAATTATTTTCTTTTCTTTCTTATGTGCGTCTTCATCCAACGCAATATAAACTGGTGTTCTGTTCTCTACAATTCTCTGAAACAATAGATGGTCAGATTTAATTGTTGATCCCAAAATTGGGACAGCGTTTTCTCCAACACGCATTGCATCAAAAACACCTTCAACTATTATTATAGGACGATTGAAGTTGATTGTCAACTCATTAAAAACCATTGATGC